GCGCGAAAGGTTTGAAAAGTGGGTAAAGCACAACGGCGTATTTTTAATGGAAGAGTTCCCAACGATAGGCACTGTACTTGCCTGGGAGGCATGGCAAGCCGCCCTATTATCAACCCGCAAGCCCTACGGTTACGGGATAGTGGATAAGGATGGTAAGCCCTATTTCGAGGAACTCTGCGTCGCAGATGACGAAGGAATTTTGGAAGCAACGGTTCTAAGGGCAGATTCCTACGATAGAGAAACCGGACCACATAGAACAGTCCCTCTCTTCTACGAGGAAGAATCATGAAACCCCAAACCACTGACAACGTAGTGGCGTCCGTAATAGCGGGCTTGTTGCTCGCCGTTCTCGGGCTCACAGACAGCTACGCCGAACTGCCATCCGTGCGCGACAACCCCGCGCACCAGCAACTTGAACGGGAACAGGCAATGCGGGACGGCCTGCAGCGGCGCCAGTACTGGCAACGGTACCAGGAACAGCGGTATGACCTGTACCAGCAAGAACAGAACGCCATGGAGTACGAACAGCAACGCGAACATATGCGTAACCAAGGCTGGGGACGGCCGGGACTGGATGGGACGCAGCGATGACTGACTTCGGGGCGATTTTAATAGCGTTAGCTATTTATTCCGGGCTGAAGGCGATAGCCGAAGCCATCAAATTAACCACAAGGAGCAAATAAATGTCACTTGAACTTGCAATACAAGCCAACACCGCCGCTATCAATCAACTCATAGCGGTAATGAGCAAACGGGTAGCCTTCGATATCGAGACGCCGGCGACGTGCGGAGAAGTCAGCCCCGACATACACGAAACTTTCAAGCCGATAGTTCCCGCCAACGCGACACCGCCCTCCCCGGTAGAACAACCCAAGGAAGTCATCATCGACACCACGCCGAGCGAGATGTACCCGCCTGAACTACTGAACTACGAAAAAGACATCCTGCCCGTGCTCCACAAGTTCCTGGTAGCGAAGGGCGGGCGCGTAGCCGGGGAACCGTTGCTGAAGAAGTACGGCGTGGACAAGTTCTCGAAAGTCCCGGTCGAAAAACTGGGTTCGCTGTTGGTGGACCTGAACGAAGCGATGGGGGCGTGATGACACGTTCCCACTTCAGCAACAAAAGCATGCAAGGCAACCGTAGCAAGTATATGCCGCACCAGGGTAGACAGGAGATTGCCCGCCGCGTAAAGCAGGAAGCGGCGCTGTACGTGAAGTACTCCAGCATTTGGCGCAAAACCGCATTTGTGGAGGCGCCAAATGCCTGAACACGCGCGGTTGTCGCCCTCCGGGGCGGAAAAGTGGATGGCGTGCCCCGGTTCGGTAGCCATGGAAGCCGACGAACCGGACTCATCCAACGACTACAGCGACGAAGGAACGGCCGCGCACCACCTGGGCGCGGTCTGCTTGCTGGGGGACCGGGACGCGGCCGAGTTCATCGGACGGCGTATCGCGGTCTGCGAAGGGAAAGCCTACTGGAACCCGGACCAGCCGGGGGAAGCGAGTAACATTTTCGACGTTGACGACACCATGGCCGGGCACGTTCAGGCGTACGTGGACAAGGTGCGGGAATACTACCTGCCCGGCGTCATGGCATCGGTCGAACGCCGCATGCCCATCGACCATATCACCGGCGAGGAAGGCGCATGCGGCACCGCTGACGTGGTGATCGTGTCGTCACCCCGACGGGAACTCACCATCATAGACCTGAAGTACGGCATGCGGGAAGTGGACGTAGTGCGTAACAAGCAGTTGATGATTTACGCACTCGCTGCGCTGAGGGCATACGAGCCGGTTTGCGATATCGAAACCGTCCGCATGGTGATCGCCCAACCGCGGCTCGGGCACTACCCCGAGTGGTCGTGTTCGGTGGAAGAGTTGCGGGAGTTCGAGAAAAACGCACGCTGGCATGCCGAGATTGCACTCAACAATGAAAAGGGCAACGGCTTAAATCCCGGCCCCCATTGCCAGAAGAACTACTGCAAAGCACGAGCCACCTGCCCGGCGTTAGCCAGGCACGTTCAAGAGGCTATCGGCGCTGACTTCATTTGCATAGACGAAGCAGTGCAATCAGGCAATCCGCTGGACATAGGCGACGAAGATGCGGAAGGACTGGGCGCAAAAATGGCCGCCATACCCATGATAGAGGACTGGTGTAAAGCGGTCCGGGCGAAAGTGGAAGCGAAACTGTTCGCCGGGGAATCGGTGCCTGGCTACAAGCTGGTGCAAGGTAAAAAGGGTAACCGTAAGTGGTCAAACGAAACGGAAGCCGAGATGGTAATGAAGGGTTTCAAGCTGAAGGTAGAGGAAATGTACGACCTCAAGTTGATAACCCCTACCACCGCGGAAAAACTCGCCAAAGCCAAAACCATCGGTCCCCGCCAGTGGCCGAAGCTGGCCGGCTACATAACGCAGTCCGAAGGATCCCCGAGCGTAGCCCCGGAAAGCGACGAGCGGCCGGCACTCGTCATTACCCCGCCAGCGGATGATTTCGAGGATGTAACGGTAGCGGAAAACGATTACAGCGACATATTGTAATTGTTGACACCGACAATATCTTGTGATACGATAACTACTGTATTTTAACGATAACTGATAAAGGAGTTAAACCATGAAGGTAGTACTGAAAAACGTAAGGCTCGCGTTCCCGGATTTGTGGGTCGCGGTACAGTATCAAGGGAAGGGTGCCTACCGGTACGGTGCCACCTTCCTGGTGGAACCTGGCAGCCCCAACGATATGGCTATCCGCAAAGCTATAAACGAAGCCGCAGCCGAGTCTTTCGGTTCGAAGGCTGGAGCCATCGTCAAGAGCATAGAAGGCAACAGCAACAAATTCTGTTACCAGGACGGTAACGCCAAAGACTACGACGGGTTCGAAGACATGATGTATCTGGCTTCGCACCGCGGCGAGAAGCAAGGCGCACCGCTGGTTATCGACACAAACAAGCAACCCCTGGCCGCGAATGCCGGCAAGCCGTACGCGGGCTGCTACGTAAATGCCAGCGTGGATATCTACGCGCAGAAGGGCGAAAACCAAGGCATCCGCGCTTCGTTGTTGGCGGTTCAGTTCTTCAAGGACGGCGACGCCTTCGCGGGCAGCCGTGCGAACCCCGACGACTTCGAAGACCTGTCCGAAGGCGCGGATTCGGAGGATTTTGCTTCGGTCCTGTAAGCAAAATAGCCGTCGCATTGAGGCGACCCCGGACGGCAACCGGGACTTTTCGGTAGGGGTTTTAGCCGGTATACCGACGGCGCCGATACCTGTCTAGAACGCCTAGCCGAAGAGTCAAAAGAATTTCAGCGGTTGACTGGGTTTCCTCAAAAAGTTTTAAGTGGGCTTGACCTCCTGCTAGACGGCCCCGAATCCCTACTCACTCCCTCCCGCAACCATTTCAGGGGAGCGAAACCGGGCAAATCCCGCCAGTCGTAATTACATACGGGTTAATTCGGGGAAGTGGTCTTCATATTATAAAAGAGGGAATATTGAACAAAATCTTCTTCGGTGACTGCGTACAGTCGCTTAAAGCCCTTCCTGAAAAATTCGTAAACACTTGCGTCACTTCCCCGCCGTACTTCGGACTCCGGGACTACGGACACGAAGGGCAAATAGGGCTTGAGTCCACGCCCGCCGAATATATTTCCAAAATGGTAGAAGTATTCCGCGAAGTGCGGCGTGTGCTGCGTGACGACGGTACGTTGTGGCTGAATATTGGGGATAGTTATTCTGACAGCGGAATTGTTAACACGGGCAAGCGGGAAGGCAAAGGCAAGGCTGAAACGAGGATCAGACCTAAACAATGTGGACTCAAACCCAAAGACCTCATTGGAATCCCTTGGATGCTGGCTTTTGCGCTCCGTACTGATGGCTGGTGGCTTCGTCAAGACATCATATGGCACAAGCCTAATCCTATGCCGGAATCCGTAACCGACCGTTGCACTAAGGCGCACGAATACCTTTTCCTGCTGAGTAAATCAGAGCGGTACTACTTCGACCACGAACTGATAAAAGAACCGGTAGCGGAATCGACAAAATCCCGATTACAACAGGACGTCGCCGGCCAGGAAGGATCAACCCGAGTTCCGGGCAAAACGAACGGCAATATGAAAGCGGTAGGTAATGCAGAAACCCGCAACCGCCGCGACGTTTGGACAGTCTCCACCAAGCCGTACAAAGGCGCCCACTTCGCCACGTTTCCGCCCGACCTGATAACCCCTTGCGTGCTCGCCGGCTGCCCGCCGGAAGGTATCGTACTTGACCCGTTCATGGGCAGCGGTACCACGGCAATGGTAGCTATGACCCACGGACGGCGGTACGTCGGCTGCGAACTCAACCCGGCGTACGAACCGCTGCAGAATGAACGGATAGCCAAACTGTTCGCGGATATCCTCTAATGCTTTGGGCTGACACCGAAACCTATTCAGAAACACCAATCAAGAACGGCACCTTCCGTTACGCCAGCACCTGCGAAGTAATGATTTTCACCTGGGCGGTGGACGACGGCCCGGTACACCACTGGGACGCCACGACCGGCGAACCCATGCCGCAAGCCCTACGCCGCGAGCTTGACAACCCCGAGCAACTTGTCACCTTCCACAATGCAATGTTCGACCGGCCCGTGCTTAAGTACGCGCTGGGTATAGACCTGCCAATTGATCGGATACGGTGTTCTATGGTTCAGGCGTTGGCGCACTCCCTGCCCGGATCCTTGGACGCGCTTTGCGGCATCCTGAAGGTAGGCAGCGATGCGGCGAAGCACAAGGATGGTAAGCAACTCATTCAACTTTTCTGCAAACCCCGACCGAAGAAATCAAAGATAAGGAGAGCGACCCGTGAAACACACCCCGAAGAATGGCAACGATTCATCGATTACGCAGTATCCGATATTGGAGCAATGCGCGCAGTTGCGGGTAAGCTACCCAAATGGAACTTTAGCGGTAGAGAACTTTCGCTCTGGCACCTCGATCAGCGAATTAATGAGCGTGGTTTCCTGGTGGATACAACGCTCGCCAGAAGCGCAATTGACGCTGTCGATCGGGAACAAATTAATCTTCGAAAGCAAACCCGAGACAATACCAACGGAGCCGTCGAGTCAACTACCAAACGGGACAAGTTACTCGCATACATTCTACAAGAATACGGAATTGACCTTCCGGACCTGAAGAAAGCAACCCTCGAGCGGCGAATCCAGGATCCCGACTTACCGGACCCGATACGGGAACTCCTGGCCATACGGCTTCAAGCCAGCGCGTCCAGCACCACCAAGTACAAAGCCCTAATCAATGCCGTAAACGACGACAACCGGCTCCGGGGCACCATTCAATTTTGTGGGGCATCTCGTACCGGCCGAGCAGCCGGTCGCACCTTCCAGCCCCAAAACCTCCCGTCCCGCGGACTCCTACCCGGCAAGCAAATAGAACTCGGTATCGAACTACTAAAAGCCGGCTGCGCAGACATCGCGTTCGACAACGTGATGAAGCTGACGAGTTCCGCCATTCGCGGTTGCATCATCGCACCCCCCGGCAAGAAGCTGGTAATCGCGGACTTGGCCAACATCGAAGGCCGGGCTCTTGCCTGGCTAGCCGGGGAAGAATGGAAGCTGCAAGCGTTCCGGGACTTCGATAACGGGATGGGCGCCGACCTGTACCGGATCGCTTACGCGAAAGCCTTCCGGATCCGGCCCGAAGACGTAGACAAGGACCAGCGGCAAATCGGCAAGGTTATGGAACTCATGCTCGGGTACGGGGGCGGCGTCGGCGCGTTCGTAACCGGGGCACTTACTTATAACTTCGATCTGGAAGAGATGGCCGAAGGAGCATGGGACACCTTGCCAGGTGAGCAAGTCCACGAAGCCGAAGGGTTCTTTGGATGGGCAGTTAAAAAGAAGCTGCCCACGTTCGGGCTTTCTGAACGTGCGTTCGTGGTTTGCGACGTATTCAAACGTTTGTGGCGCGCAGCCCACCTGCGCACGTCGTCCTTTTGGGGCGAACTCGAATCTGCGGTCCGCCAAGCGATTAATCAGCCGGGTAATACCTTTCCCTGCAGGAAGCTGAAAGCGCGCCGTGACGGGGCCTGGCTGCGTATTGCGCTGCCTTCTGGTCGTGCACTCTGCTACCCCTTCCCGAAGGTAAGCGCGGAAGGCGAAATCAGCTACATGGGGCAAAACCAGTATACCCGTAAGTGGTCACGGTTAACGACCTATGGCGGGAAGCTGGCGGAGAACATAACGCAAGCAGTAGCGCGGGATGTGATGTATTACGCCATGCCGGAAATAGAAAGAAGCGGACTTCACATATTACTCACAGTACATGACGAAGTAATATGTGAAAGTAACGATGAGGAACACTTTACACCGACGTTACTTAGTGATATAATGTCACATAATTTGGAATGGTCAAAAGGACTTCCACTAGCCGCAGCGGGATTCGAAACAAAGCGGTACAGAAAAGGTTGACAAGAGGGAACATGCGAATTATTGGACTCACCGGCAAAGCCGGTGTCGGCAAGGATACTGTAGCCGACTACCTGGTAGCGAACCACGGATTCCGGAAGTTTAGCTTGGCCGGACCGCTGAAAGAAATGCTGAAGGTTATCGGCGTTGACTGCGATAACCGCGAAACGAAAGAAACTCCCCACCCTGTCTTCGGGGTATCCCCCCGCCGCATGGCCCAAACCCTCGGTACCGAATGGATGCGCAACTGCGTAGCCGCTGACGGCTGGCTGCGGATTGCGGAACAGAATATCGCCACGGTGCGAGCGTTGAACAGCTACGAGGACGTGCCCAGCGTGACGGGTATCGTGTTCTCCGATGTTCGGTTCGAGAACGAAGCAGAGTTCATCCGCAAACAGGGGACCGTTATCCATGTCATGCGCGATGTTGCCGCGGTTGCGGCTCACGCTTCGGAAGCCGGGGTACCGCTCCTGGACTGCGATCGCTGCCTGTTGAACGATAAGACGATCGAAGTAACCTTCCGCCGGCTCGAAGACATCATGGGGGATCTATGACCCGCGAACACGAACTCCTATCCCGAGCCGCGGAACAACTCGCCAGGAACCCGAGAGTTATGGGCGACCTGTTGCTGGGCGATGAGATTTACAAGTACCTTCACGCGGTCAAGCGCGGCGAAGTTCCGATTGAAAAGAAAGCGGAACAGGAAGATTGATGGACTTTATTTACTGGGTGTTGCAAGTATTACTTGGCGCCCTTATCGGCGGTTTAATACTGCCTTGGGTTATAGCTGTCTGTTGCAGATACATGAACTGGGTTTTGAGAATAACGGGGGTCGACAGTGAGCGATGATCCGATAACCCGCGGTCTTATCAACATGGTGTGTTTCCTAGCGTGCCTGGACTACGTGCTGTGGGTTATGGATGGCCCTTACTGGACGGCGATATGAGCCAATCAAAGCGCGGTTCAATGATTGAAACTGTAACCGGAACAGCGATCGGGTATTCGGTGGCGGTAGTAACACAAGTGATAGTTTTCCCTTGGTTTGGTCTGCAGGTTTCAACGAGCCAAAACCTGCTTATAGCAGCGGTCTTTACCATCATTTCATTGGTACGGGGCTACTGGGTACGAAGGCTTTTTAACTACATGCACACAAGAGGGTTTCTAACGTGAAAGTAACTTTCCATGCAGGAATAGTATTCGACGGACAGATAGACACCAGCATTACGCAGGATGTGGAACTCCCGGATAACTTCCTGCCGTCCGACGTGGAAGCGGAACTGAAAAGCTGGACCAAGTGTATGACTTTTTCGAGTTACAACATTCACGAGGACGGATTGCCGCAAATGCCGATCGTACCGACCGATGAAACACACGCCGTACACTGAAGGACGCCGGGCCGCTGAGCGCGGCCTTACCCCGGACGACAACCCGTACCAGGACGAACACCAGGCCGCGATGTGGGAAGAAGGGTTTTATTTCTTTGAACCGAAGCAGAAGAAACGGAAAAGGGAGCAGCCGGAATGGCGGTAATTAGGAAAGTATTATCGTGGTGCGAAAGATGGCTTGCACCCTGCGCAGTTTTAGCCCTTGTTGCTACCATTTTTACCGCGGTATTTTGGTCATATGCTACCTGGCTCCCGGTACGCGGGTTCGACGTTTTCCTTATGGTAGGTATGAGCATTTGCGGTATCGGCGTAGTGTGGGGGTACTTCAAAATGTACGCCATTTTTGACAGGATGGTAGGCCGCAAATGACCGAACTCGACCGCCATCATCGAATCATTTTCCTTTTCGGCGCGTTCTTAGGAACGGTGACTTCCGCCACTATTTTTGTAGCCGTGTTCGCGTTATTTGGAATATGGAAGTAATTCGCGAACGGGATGTCGAACGCTACCTTGTAAAAGGGGTGAAGCAACTAGGCGGCGAAGTACGGAAGGTTTCCTGGATAAACCGACGCGGAGCCCCGGACCGAGTTATTTTCCTTAACGGCACGCACTGGGTAGAACTAAAGGCACCGGGCGAGAAACCCCGACCGGAACAGTTGAGAGAACACGAAAGAATGGGAAAGCAAGAAGCCTACGTCTACGTGTTGGATACCTTCGAAAAAGTCGATGAATTTTTAGGAACATTGCAATGAGCATGCCGCCACCGATGCCCGACTGGACGGACCTGATAGCCCGGCCCGCGATTACTAAAGAGAAAACCGTCTATACACATACCGCGGAACGGACTTGCGGAAATTGCGGGGTAGGTAAACGCAAAGTATTGCCCAGTGGGGTACTGGACGCCTACTGTTCCGGATGCCGCCGGGAGTTGAACAAGCGGTATTACGCTAACAGACATAAACGCGACATACAGCACCAATACCACTGACATGGCCCGCAAACTGTACACCCCCCGCCCCTACCAGGGGCTTATTAGTTCGCACATTATGGATACTCCGCGGGGTGCTATTTGGGCGGGCATGGGCATGGGTAAGACCATATCCACGCTTACCGCCCTGGACAATCTCATATTGTGCGGCGAAGACCAACCGAAACTGGTACTCGCACCGTTGCGGGTTGCGAAGTCAACCTGGCCGGAAGAAGCCCGGAAATGGGAACACTTGCGCAACATCAGCGTAATGCCCGTAGTGGGCACCGAAGCCGAACGCCGCCAGGCATTGAAGTATGATGCCAGTGTTTACACAACCAATTACGAAACAATCCCCTGGCTGGTAGAACACTTCGGCAAACGCTGGCCGTTCTCCCATGTCGTGTCCGATGAAAGTACACGTCTGAAAGGCTTCAGATTGAAGCAGGGCACGAAGCGCGCGCGAGCACTAGCGAAGGTATCCCACACAAACATTAAGCGCTTCACCGAGCTTACAGGCACGCCAGCGCCTAATGGGTTGCAGGACTTATGGGGACAAACCTGGTTCCTGGACGCCGGGCAGCGGTTGGGTAGAACCTATTCGGGGTTCAAGGACCGGTGGTTCTCGACCGGGCATGACGGCTTCAGCATGAAACCCCACGACCACGCGCAAGAGGAAATCCAAAACGCGCTTCGGGATATCTGCCTCACCATTGATGCTAAGGACTGGTTCGACCTTAAAGAACCGATTGTAAATAATATCTACGTGGACCTGCCGCCACGAGCTCGCCGCCTGTACGACGAGATGGAAAAGGATTTTTTCATTCGTCTTGACAGCGGACACGAAATCGAAGCCTTCAACGCGGCGGCCAGGACACAGAAGTTATTGCAGATAGCCAACGGTGCGTGTTACGTGGACCCGCTGGCGGAAGACGACTACGACCCCAAATCGAAAGAATGGAAGGAGGTTCACGATGCGAAACTGCAAGCACTTGAGGACGTTATCGAAGAAGCGGCCGGGGCTCCTGTATTGGTCGCGTACCAATTCCGGTCTGACCTTGCACGGTTGCTTAAAGCCTTCCCCGGAAGTCGTCACTTGGATAAGGAACCTTCCACCATCTCCGAATGGAATAACGGTCGTATCCCCGTGCTATTCGCGCACCCCCAATCTGCCGGCCACGGACTGAACATGCAGGACGGCGGAAACATATTGGTGTTCTTCGCGCATAACTGGAATTTAGAAGACCGGCTACAGATATTGGAACGTATCGGACCTGTCCGCCAAATGCAAGCCGGGTACGACCGGAACGTGTTTATCCATAACATCATTGCGCGGGACACTGTAGACGAACTGGCAATCGCGCGCGTCGAAACGAAACGGGAAGTACAGGATATCTTATTCGAAGCGTTAAGGAGACGGAAGTGAGACTAAGACGAGTTGATGTGGACGCATATAGCAATAACGCAGTACGTCGGGAAGATGGCCGGTTCTACATGGCGCGCGAAGTCGATGAATTGCTGGCCGGCGAACAGGCAGCGCGCGACGAGCTGCGGAAGGCGGCGGAAAGGTTGCTCACCGCAATGATGAGCGGAGTAGTAATACGGAGTAAGTTAACCAAAGAATTCTGGGATGCAGCTGATAACCTCCGCGTCGCATTGGAAAAGAAGTAATGGAAGTCCTAACCGCCCCGAACGACGAACTCTACTACCGGTACTCCGAACCGCCGAACAAGAACGCCAAAATGCTTTTACTGCATAAACACGGCTGCGCGGTGATAGGTAGCTGGGACAAGGGACTGGGGCTAATTGCCTGGTGTCCCCTGCCCCGCCGTAACCAGGAACTTGAAGACGAACTGAAGGGAGAAAGATAGTGGAAGTTAAAACAACTGTTCTCTGTCTGTTTGCTATCGCGGTTGTTTGCGGCGGGTGGGCGATCAAGCTCTACATCGACGACGTCGTAGATGAGTGGACTAAACCGCTAAAAGATTACTTTAAAGGAGAATAAACATGGCAGACGAAGCAGACCTGGCCGGTGCTGACACAGCACGGGAAAATATTATAAAAAGCAATGCGATAAACACTATCCGCTTGCGCGCAGCGCAGATACCGGCGGGCGAAGAAGGGGATTGCGAAGAGTGCGGACAGCACTTCACCCGACTCGTGAATGGTTACTGCGGTAGGTGTAGAGACTACCTGAAATTGTTACACTGAAACTACTTGACACGGTTGTTATCTCCTGATACAGTAACATCGTACACTAACATAGGAGGTAACACGAAATGGAACAAGAATACTACGAAGACGAAGCGAACATCGGGGATGAGGTCCGGGAACAGGAGCAGGAGGTTTTCCGCTTCCGGGACATCGAACACCTGTCACGGGAATGGGGGTACGAATGACTACTCGTGTCGATGTCGCCGGAATCCGGTTTGTGACAATTCAGGCCGAGAGTAACAGAATCTGCCAGCAATGCGGTAAAGTAGCAGAGACACGACCGTACGGAAAGGGCGGAATGCGGATCTGTTTTGAGTGTGGGAGGAAAGACGTAAAAGAAACTGAACGCCAGATGGGGATATACTTGTTCGGTGACAAAGAATGACTACGCCATGGTTCATCGTTTGTTTTATCGCGTTGAACGTGGCTTTCGCAGGTTTTATGAGCAACCAACAAAGGGAGATTCGAAGTGAAAAAGTTGTTATTGATAGCAATGATGGTTCTAGGTGGTTGCGCGACGACAAAGCCCAACCCCATGCCCCTAACCACCAACATGGACCGGCACCTAAGCTGCTCCGCACTCGCGCAGGAGATGGACACCGCCAGTAGGAAGATAGCCGACGCGCAACAGGATGCCGCGGTACAACGCCGGAAGAACGGCATATACGCGGGCACCGGGTTATTTATCCTGGTGCCCTTATTCTTTATGGACTTCAGCGGGGCCGCGGACAAGGAAGAGCAAGCCGCTAAAGCCAGGCTTGAATATGTCCGGAACCTCCGCTACGAGAACGGGTGTAAGAATGAGCAAATCTAAAGGCTGGAAGACTATACCTATCAAGCCGGTTAGCGAAATGGAACCGTTACCGCAAGCGGGTATGAACGACGGATTGCTCGCCGCAGCCCCGACACCGCCAGCGCAGGAGGATGAGCCTGTCTACGATAGCTATCTGACAAATAGCGTCATAATTTCACGCGCCGGAGACGGCCCGTTATTCGTCGGGGTAGGAGATAAAGCCTATTGCCGTTTGGACCGGTACACCATTATGCCGACCGAGCAATACGACGAGTTGCGGCGGGCGGCGGAGGAAGCGTCAATCATGATTGGAGAGTTATTTGGAGATTTCGGGGATGAATATTTCCAAGAAAAGATGCGAGACCTCCGCGCCGCATTGGAGCGCAGATGACCTTCCTCGACACAAGCGCGCGCACGACGTTGGATTCCCCGCCACCGGTACCCGTACAGGATGCGGAGATAGAGCGGCTTAAGGCCGACGCGCTGCGGCTCGAGAACGAGTTACTATCGCTAAGGCTCGCTATAGCGATGTTGATAGGAGTAAAGCAATAATGGCAACTAAAGAACAGATAGCAAAACTCATGGCTGACGATCCGTCCACCATTGCCGAACGCTTGAGCGGAAATTATATTTACCCTGGCGCCGTCAGCCCCTTCAAGAGTTCGCCAATCGAGCAAGAGGCTAGCCGGGAAATTTTCCGGTTACGGGCTGAAGTGGCGCGGTTGAAGGTCGATACAGAATGGTATAAAAGGTTGTGGGAAGGCGCGGCATAATGACCCCCGAACCCGAATTCCTAACCCCGGACGAAGTATCGGAACTCACCGGCCGCACGCACCGGCACGCGCAGCTTGAATGGCTGGCACAGCACGGGTGGCGGTCGGAAGTGAACGCGGCTGGGCGCCCGGTGGTAGGGCGTTGGTACGCTAGAATGAAGATGGCGGGGATGGACTTCACTCAACTGACACCGGGCAAGTTGCCGAATTTTGATAGGATAAGGTAATGAAAGTTACTGAACTGAAAGGTGCCCAGCTTGATTACTGGGTAGCGAGAGCGGAAGGATTAAAGAAAGATCAACCCAATTGGGTGGCTTATTCAACTATGTGGTCAGTCGGCGGACCGATCATGGAGCGCGCTAAAATCAGTGTCTGTCCCGGAACCGAAGGCTGGATAGCCGAGAATTGGGACGAGAGTCGGTACGGATCCGGACCCACAATTCTTATAGCCGCCATGCGCTGCTTCGTTGCTTCCAAATTCGGGGAGGAAGTACCCGATGCCCCGACCGCGAAGAGCGACTAAAGACCTCCCGCCACGGATGGTACGGCGAACCTATGACGGCGTTCGCGGTACCGCCACGTATTTCTATTACGAGCACCCTATCGATGCGGACGGCAAGCGGAAGTTGACGAGTCTCGGTTCCGACTTGCTGAAGGCGAAGATGAAATGGGCGGAAATGGAACGGGTCAGCATCACCACGGTTACAACCGTGGACGAACGCAGCCTGGCCGCCGTCCACATCCGGTATACCGAATGGGCGAACGACAAGAAGCAATCCCAGTTATCGGACCGCACGCTACAGGACCGGCGGAAATACTGGAAGCAACTCGGGCCCATCTACGGGGAAATGTGCATGGATGATTTCAAGCCCGAATACTTCATGCTGTACTTCGATAGGCGTTCGGCTAAATCCTCCGCGAAAAAAGAACTGAAGTTCCTCTCAGTGATTTTCAACTGGGCGCGAGCTCGCGGGTTTATGAAACTCGCCAATCCCCTCACCGGCGTAATTCGGCAAATGAAAGTTAAGGAAGGCCGAGACATCTACGTTACCGACGAAATGTTGGCACTGGTCTACGATTGCGCGGTGCCGGTTATTCAGGACGCGATCGACCTGGCGTACTTGACCGGTCAGCGGCCCGCTGACGTGCTTAAGATGCGCTGGGACCAGGTGCGGGATGGTTCGGTATGGATTGAACAGGGAAAGACAAAGGCGAAGCTCCAAATCGCGATTGAGGGCGGTTTGGCGAAGGTGATCGACCGCATCAAATCGCGGGGCATTATCGGCATGACTCTATTAGTGGACCCGAAGGGCCAACAGCTAAAACCCTTCGGCTATTTCCGTAGCCAGTTCGACAAGGCCCGCGACCTTGCCGAGAAAAGAGCCGCCGAACTTGGTGTAGAGTTCACCAGGTTTCAGTTCAAGGATCTGCGGGCGAAGTCCGCTTCCGACATGGAAACCATGGCGAACGCGCGCAAGCTGTTGGGGCACTCTACTGAGTCGATGACCGCCAAATATGTGCGTACCAGGGTAGGAGAACGGGTATCCCCGATACAGCGGTCCGGATATGACAAACGAAAAAATGCGTAGTTTTAGCGAAAAAGTTTTCGTTTTAGCGAAAAACTTTCTACCTACACCTTCCGTAAGTTATTGTATTTATTGGAGGCGGGGGTCGGAATCGAACCGGCATAGACGGCTTTGCAGGCCGCTGCCGAATCTTTTAAATTCAATGCGTTATAACTGTTTTCGTTTCCTAAACGGGAAACTTTGCCCCTTATTTCATGCGGTTCTCGGGACCGTAGGTAAAAAGTTTTGAGCGATATCGTGGTGGTTATTTTGTACCTGATCGCGGTGTCTATACCGCTGCTGGGGTTCTTCGTTGCTCGGGAGTGGATACGGGTAAAACTGGAAGAGAGCCGGTGGTTATAACAGACAAATAAAAACCGGAAACTGGCCAAGTCTCCGGTTAGCTTTTTAACTTACCTGGCGTGTGCCGCTCCGTGGTGCGATCTTTTGCCATTTGCTAACCGGTCCGTAGCGCGGCGGAACGGTCCTTTATAAGAAGAGTTCGTTTGGCATCTTCTATCCGCAGGGGGCTCCGGATCCTCCGGAAGTCCATTGAAAATCGTCCCCTCCGGGAACTTGAATTTAATCCCCTCTTCCGATATCTCCACGTTAGAGCATAACTTAGGCTCCGCGATAGCGGGGTGTTGATCGTGCCAGGTAAAGAAAAGCTGCAGGGGTATGTCTCCTATCGCATTCTTTCTCAACCCCAGTAAAGACCACCCTTCGTTACTGCCTTCGGGGAGCGCGGTAAGCAATCCTATTCCTTTCTTCGGGTCGAATTGCAAGTCAATTCGCATTCCCGGTTTGAAACCGGACTTCTTCGCTATCTCGGTCCCTATACGGAACCTAACGAAACGAACTCTCCCTTCCCCTTTCTTTGCTTTGCGAATGTCGTTCGCGAAGAGTATTCCATCTTCCTTTTCGAAGTCGGTCTTAGCTGTGATCTTAACTGCATGTCTTTGGATCTTAGATGCTGACAGAAACATTTTAACGCCCCTTATTTAAGTAAGTTTCACTGTAAAGAAATATTTACAATGTAGGGACATTATATATCATGTGATAAATCTTTGCTATAGCACCTTAGTCTAATGGTTGAGCTATGGAACTTTCAGCGGTTCGTACGTCTAGTTCCCATTTCTTTAACTCATTCAAGTCACTTACGGCTCTTGCGCCTTCCGTAACAATGTCCGTAATTTCTCGTCGGATTGCTCCCACCTCTGCAGTATATTCTCCCATCGCTTCAACAAGTTCGGATCGGTCGTAATCGGTTCTTTCAGGATTGCTGGCGCTGGCGGTGGGGGTGGGCAGTAAGCTGCCACGGGAACCTTGGGCCCGCTTGCGCAACTCGTCAGCATAAGAACTAATGGCACTACGAGCGAGATTGATTTCATGATCGGCATCCTTTTTTATAGACTCAAACTTTACGTTCTTCAATTTACCTTGTGCGTCCGCTACTACCCCCACTGCTTTCGTTTCCGCGACGAACGCATCGAACCGCGTTTTGGTTAGGGTAAGTTGCGTCCCCTGATACCAATACAATCCGCTAACGATGACCAGGAGAAGACAAACCCCGGCTAGTACATAATGAAGTGGATTGAAACTCATAGGCATGATTTACTCCCTTACGTTACCCTTACCTACTGATTTTAAATTGATTGTAGGGCTCCTACGCTTGCCTAGTTTTTAGGCAAAGCATCGCAAATAACGCTACCATCTTCAAATACCCCTAGTGTTACTACTCCTGGATATTTGCTCCGTGTCATTTGTATTGATACCCTTTCGGTACCATCTTTACACTGGTAGACCGTCGTGCATATGGACTTTACGTCGATGATGATCGGTTGTTCCCCATGTTTCCAAGCTACTAAATCGCCTTTGCCGGATGCGCACACATTACGGAAAACTTCGTACCCCAAACTCAATAAGTACGTGCACGCTCTTAATTCGTTTATCCCGCCCTTAACCCCGGTTGATAGGGCACCCGATTGGTTTTGCTTGTACTTCCAGTAGTTCGGTCTATGGCACGATTCCGTATTCACGCGTATTCCTTAGTTATTACGTTCCCGTTCTTCAGCCGCTTCGATACGCCTTTTAGTCCGCGTTTCCTGAAGTAACCCTTAATATCCCGGTGCTCAAGTAGCGTTGCCGATTCCTTGTTTACGAAAACCATACCCTTGTACTCATACAATCCGGGGGCGAATATATGCGCGGTCACTGTCCCGCGGTAAGGTAGGTCGTTGGGCTCCGGGAAGAGGAACCGTAACAAACAAACGGTATCGCTTAACCATTCCGCCGTTACCGTATCCGAAATCTTTTCATGCCCGAGTAGTTCCCAGACCTCTGTAATGCTCACGACGTTTCTCCTAAGCAAGCGGTACGTTCTTTTTCCCGACGAATTGGCAGTCCACCGCAGATATGTTTATTTTCGGGAAGCGTACAATCACGCCCCTGGTAGAACTTCCACTTGGGGAACTCGTTACATGCACCTTCGTAGTCGCCGGCGTTCAGTTTCTTTACCATTGTTGACCCGCAGAAGTTGGCCGATCCCACGTTGTAAGAGAAGTCGATGTAGGCGTCGTACTCGTACTGGTGCATTGGAACCGTTACGCATTTCTTCAATGCGCCTTCGAACTTTACGATATCTCTTAGCGCGCGATCGATCGCTTTGGTAGGCGTTGTGGTGTCGCCCATCTTTACGCCGTCAGTAGTCCCGAACCCCAACGTAGGCCGGTCCCCCGGCGCCGGGATGTAAGCTACTTCGCGGTAGCCCTCAGTATTGGTGATACCGACGAACCCAGCCGCAGACAGGCTAAGGAACGCGACCGCAATGCGAGTTCTAGTGAACTTTGCCATGGGCTACGCTCCACCTATCCCTTCATTCAAGCAATCAAGTTTGCGCAAAATCTCTTCCCTTTTATCTTCCAAGGATTCTTTGCATTTGCTGGGGGAGTGTTTGGTGCGGGCTGATTTCGTGGCTTTCTCGGGAGCCGGTTGGGCGGCTACGTCCAACGGGGCTATCATCGGAGGATCCACGGTGCGCGGTCCTACCACCGTGCACCCCATGAGGAACAAGCCGATACAATACTTAATCACTTGTGCCGCCTCTCTGCCAGCACGCGATCCAGTTTATCGATGGCTTCCGCATGAAAATCATCTTGCCCGCGTTTCATGCCGCCGACTTCCTTGCGCAGTTCCGCGAACTCGTTATCGCGTCTTTCGTCCCCGCGCTGCATCCAGGCCACGTCCTGCTTAAGAACCTGGAACTCCATAATGGTGTTGTAGCCGCCGATTAACATAGTACCTAGCACGGTGGCTAAGACCGGTTTGAGCCATTTAGGAAGAACAAGCCCGTGTTCCCCGTCTTTGCCATCGCGCACGTTACACCGGTTACAGGAAGACTTTACCGACGAATCCGCCGATAGCCAGCAACGCGACACCGAAGCCGCAAGCTATCGCGCCGGCCCACTTCGACCGGGCCCATTTCATCAGGAGGGGATTGATTTCGCCGTTGAAATCGCTGTTTACTTTTTGCGCATCAGCCAGTGCTTTAGCCGCCAGTGCTTCTACCGCGTCGTTGAAATCTGCCATTTTGTTTCTCCTGTAGAAAGTCGTTGACATGATTACCCTCTGTCGGTGTATTGTACTACCCTAAATTAAAATATGTTCAACTGTACGCTTTCTTCAAGTACGCGAGCGATACCGTCATGATGTCGTACCGACCCTCTTCCACTTCATGCTTCACGATGATTCCCCGCTTCTGGCTATTCCCTTGCGGTCCCAAATACTGTTCATCGTGCGAATAACAGGTGGCGCAGAAAAGCGCGGTCTGCAGAGTCTTTTTATGGATCGCGATATCCATATGCTGAACGTGGCCCATAGTCGCGGACCGCTGACGCTCGCGCAGGAGTACGGCCGCCGAGCTCACCGGACGGCCCATGACCCCGGAAATAAAATAATGGGAATAGTCGATACCATCCCGGTTAATGACGTGCAAGAACGGGTGGTAGGTCCACCCGTAATCTCGGATACCCAAGTCCTCTATATCAATCTTCCCTTGGTATTCTGGATTGTTATCTGCTACGCGAGTTACCCGGTGCTCGTGATTGCCTTCGGTGAAATCCATTATCGGTTTGTATTTCACCTTCGCGGTCCGGTTGAAGTCGTCTATTGGCTTCAGTAGGCGTTCCATTGCCTTGCGTCCGGCGTCCACATCTTTGACGTACCGCCGTCCCTCGAACGGTAACTTACCCTTGTCGTAGAGTGACAAGCTGGGCATGTCCCAGAAATCGCCAATATTGATTATGTTGTCGGGCTGCTTTTCCGCAATGTAGTTACCTATCCATTCCCAATGATCGGTATTTACCCCTTCTTTTACCTGGCCATCCGGAATGACGATGTGCATCCGGCCGAGACGTTCCCGGGTATAAATTCGGGGGGCTTCTTTGCGGAAGGTGGGCTTCAGTCCCAGGATGGTGGCTTGCTGTACCCGATGGCGAAGAGTGGCGCTGGGCACGCCGCAACCGGCTTTCTCTGCTAGGTGTGGACTACCGAACTCTTCAACCCAATTTAACGCCTGTATTAAATCTGATTCTGCAAGTTTGACCGCGGGCATTAAGATATCCGGTTGTCTGTTATCAGGGATGCGGGAATATTCGATATCGCCCACCGCCAGGAACTAGCGGCGTTGAACTTACACGCGGCGATTTGCGCGTTGGCGGTAGAGTCGCCGAAGTAGATGGCGTGGCCGGGGCCGTAAGTCCCTTCCTTCCCCATGAACATCGAGCCGATGAACCGGAAATCGGTATCGCCAGCGGCGATCATCACGTCGGGAAAGGAACCGTCGAACCCCGAACAGTTGCCGAGGAACCTTGTGCCCGTGAACACCCTCCCGCCTACGTAGGTAGTGTTCGTGCGTTTTACACTGTTGACCCCGAACCTCATGTTGCGGTCGATCGACCCGTTAGCGAAAACCATATCGGTCACGCCATCGCCGATGTAAACGCCTCCGAGTTGGTTCAGGTACGAATTAACCGAAGTCAATTCCAGTTGTGACCCTGATATCAGATTCAGCCCATAACCGTAGCTGTTGCCCAAATGGCAGTTCACCATAGTTACATCAAAGGTATCGATAGATATTCCGTGCCCGCTGTTGCCGGATCCGCACATATAAGTAACCACGTTCGCCAGGTAGTTACTTCCGCGGCGTTTGCCCAGTTTTAGGCCGCCGCCTTTACCCCTAATCAAGTGAACGTATTCCATATGTAAGCCGACCGGGTATGTGTTTGTGGATAAGTCGTCGTCCACCAGCACAAGCGGCGCGCTAACGGTCTGGTTCGCGTCGTTCCCTTCCAGTATCAGTTTCCGGAACATTTGGTGGGGACCATCGCCCGGCAACAGCCGGAATAAAGATCGGTTGGCACCGTCGGCTAATTTGATTCTGGAAGCAGACCCAAAACCATTACCCCGGCCGTCGTACCCCAATCCTTCTATGCTGCAACTGCGGTACATGGCGCCGCCCAAATCAACCCCTGAAATTACAACGGTGCCGGCCGGCATCAAGAGCGTGCCCTGGGAGGTACAGGCTTCTTCGTAAGCTGCTAAGAATTGGTCGGTACAATTCGTTAAACCATCCGCAATGACGCCGAACTTCCGGGCGTCTACAATCTCGGGAGATACAACAGGAAGGGCGGTGATTGCCGCGGCTACTTCCGCAAAATTCGCGTTCACCTTTGCGGCGTCTGCGGGACCACCAGCTACGTCAACTAAATTCATATATTCACCACTGAATAGCGTTAAGTTGTTCTTGTGTGGGTTTACCGCCCAGTGCGGTAATTTCCTCTTGTAGCCGTTGCCGCTTACCCGTGGCAGAAGCATGCAGGAGGTTAAAGGCGTCGGCTTTGGCCTTTATCTTGTCGATAAGATCGGACGCGCTTATCCCGCGCGCTTCGGCGGCGGCGTTGATCCAAGGGCGGGACATGAGCACCGAACGCGCTTCTGATTCCTGCCGTAACCACGACTCCCGTTCCCAGGCTGGGTACCCACTGGCCGCGGTATCGAGCTCGGCTTGGTAAGCATCGTCTATCCGACGACGGGCAGCGGCTACCGGATCCGGTTCTATGGCGCGGTTGTAGGCCGCTACCAGTTCGTCGTAATGCTCGTCGGTAATCTCTACCATGCCTTCGGGGACGGACGGGCCTTGCCCCGTTGAAACTAGCTTGTCGCCTTCAAAGTGCGCGTATCTCATCTCCGTCTCCTTGCGAATATTTGCCCCCAGGCCGCCGCAGTGCTAACGGTGAAAGTGGCTTGTGCCACGAGGTAAATAGTCGTGGTCGAACTTAGGGAGATACGGGTTTGTGGTATCGCCTGGCCGGTAGTCGCCACCCCCGGTACAAAGGCCGCGCAGCGGAAAGTGAAGCTGGGAGATTGGCGTGCATTCGAGACTGTGCTAGAGGAACCCGTAAACGCGGTGATGCTAGTGGATGCGGCGGTATCGAGATTTATGTTCCCCCATATGTCCCAATCGCCGGGGGTGAGGGATATGCTTGTCACATTCTTGTCGGTATTCGTAACTAAAGAAACGGCCGAGCCTTGTAGAACAGTGGACGATACAACCTCTCCTACGCTGCCCGCGTTTGCGTCATTGCTGGTCGTGGTGCCGACAATGCCGAGTGTTTGTGAAGGGGTTATTGACCCGGTGAATGCTTTATTTCCGGCTATCGTTTCGTTGCCCGTTGTTCCAACGGCGCCGAGCGTTGCCCTTGCCGCCGCTGCGGTGGTGTCGTCAAGCAGGGTTTGAATAAATGAACTTGCGGAGATTGGGAATAACGCGAAAGTCAGATTAGACGTACCGATTACCGGCTCGGCGGTCGTGAGCCGGTACAGTGTTCCCGCGTTCACCGTGCCCGTGGCCACGGCTACGAGAGTACCTTGTGCGCAATCCCGTACCCCGTCGAAGTCCGGAGCACGAACCCAGGTCGATGCCTGGCAGTAATAAATACCGTTGGTGGTTTGGTCTGCTTGGTTCTTGACAAGTACCCGGTCTTCCGCAACAACGGCTACGCCGTCGATGGTCTGCTCACCGGATAAAGTTATGGCTGCGGTTGTTGCTACGAGAACCGGAGCCTTGACCCCGAGCTCTCCGAGCAATCCGTTTATGCGGTCCTGAACTGTTGCCATATAGTCCCTTACAATTTAAGGAACTATATGTCACTTCCGTTAAAATATCAATTACTTTCCGTGTTACCTTACATCCTACTTCTTCGGGGGACCGGATATAAGCGCCGGTAATATACCCATCCCTTCCACCTTGCCTTCTTCGATAGCGATGATACCTTCCATGGTGGAGTTTATCTGTCCTGCGGGGTAGTGCAGTATCGCGCCCGCCACTTGGTTGGCCGCTTTGAAAAACGCCATGTCGGCATCGCCTTGGTTCGTTTGCTGCCCGAGCTTGTACAGATCGGAGAAGAACCGCAGTCCCGCCGGCCCCTGATACCCGAACCCCTGTCCGCCGGCCGCGGTATCGATCGCCACCCCGGCTTCGCGTAGCAGAATCATTTGGCCCAGCATGAAGTTTAATTGCTCATGCCCCAGTTTCTTGCCCAGGCATTCCAGGTCGTCGCCGCATTCGCCCTTCAGGAGTTCCTTCAACGCCACCGAGAAGAGCACTGGTACGCTGTTGAGCAATACCATGTCGGTGGCGAGCATCGCGACTTGCGATGGCGACTTGAAGTTCGTACGGCGAACCGCTTCCACGTTCAGGTTATACGTGGCTGAAAAGTACGAATAGAAATTCGTGAAAATCTTCTGCAGCGGGCCACCGCGTTGCACCTTGGCTAAGTCTTTCAGTTGCCCCCCGGACTGCGAATCAAGCACGGCCTGATCGGCAAGCGCGGCTGCCTGTTCCTCTATCGCGGCCCGTTCTTCCTTGGTCGCGGCATTCTGCAGATTCAATTGTTCGGTAGCTTTGTCGTACGCTCCTAGCCAGGTGGGGATATCTACCATGCGTTGCATTTTCCCTATCAAAGAAAAGTAACTCGCCTTGAACGCGGACACCTTTTCGCCGGCCCGAATCGTGTTCAGCACTTCGTTTATTTCCCGCTGCATGGTTTTGCCGCGGTCTACCATCATCTTCGATTTGCTGTTCACGAACTCCGAAGAGGTAATCGGGGATTTCATAAACTGGTACACCCCGCGCGCCATGTGCCGACCGCCAACCCGTGCCCAGCTTTGCGCGAGCCCGGACGGCTGAAGCAATGCGGTAGTTACCCGCCACCCCATGCCTACCACCGTAGAACCTACCCGCAAACGGTTGATCGCGGTTTCCGTTCCGTTCTTCGCCGGGGCGTCGCCCGCTGCAATATCGACCACAGTGTCGCGTAAGGTACGAAGAATTTCCGCTCCGTAGTGCGCGCGTATGGGGTTGTCCAACGCCTTCAGCAAACGGTTGGAATCAACCAGCCATTCCTGCCAGGCTAACCGGTGCGTTACTTCGCTGACGTGCTGGGAGATGGCGTTGTAACTCAACAGAATGGGGCGGTTCACAACCGAGTCGGCCCGCGCCTTGGTGAAGCCCGAACGGGTAGCCGCGGAGTTGAATGCACCTTTCATCCCCATGCGAAGGTCGGTCGCAGCTTCCAGGGATTCGGACCGGGACGACAATTCGGTGTCGTACTTCACCGGGAAGTAACCGCCCTTGTACGTGCCGTACTTGGTCTTTATCGGCGCTGGGTCAATCCACTGCGGCTCGATACCCGTTAATCGCCGTTCGAGTGCCGCTACCTGATCTTTGTATTCTCCGATGAAATCCCATACCCCTTGCACGAAATCCCATTCCTCTTGCGTGAGGGTATCGAGTACCGCTTCAGCCTGGCCAATGGAAAGAGCACGGGTACCGGTAATCCCGCCATCCAACAAGCGTTGGCGGTTCCCCAGGTTCCCCCAGTTCATCGCGAACATGATCCGTTGTTCGTGGGTCATGGACAGGTTCGTACCGGGCACTACCCGCTTCTTCGCGTAGATGTTTCCGGGTACCGGGTCTTTCTTTATTTTCTTGAAAAGCGCGGCCAGCTTGTCGATGGCTTCGGCTTTCATTTGTGTTTCATTGTCACCGGCTTGGTTCATGAACTTAAGGAAATGGTTGAACATAAACCCGTTGTCCTTGCCCCCGTCCATTTCCCGCATAATGCTGGCGAACTTGCGGTGGTCCGCGGTCATTTGCCGCCACCATTTGCTTGCGATTCCGATGGCGTCGGTCGGCGTGCCGCGTTCCTCTACGGTACGGTTCGCGTTGGCTTCGATAGAATCGACGCCTTCCGCTACCACGGCGTTGAACTCGCGTTCGTCCTTCGCAAGCAGGAGTTTGTTTTTCAGCCGGCCCAGGTGTTCTATTTGCTTGATCGAGTCCACCAGTCCGCGCAATTCTTCCATGGTCATATTCTTGTACGACTTCAGCTTTGCTTGATCCATAAGCGCGGGATCGATAGCCGGTTCGAAACCCTGCGCTTCCTGCGCGTCTATCCAGTCGGCCAGGCTTTGCCGCTTGTCGATTTGCTTAAGGGATTGGCCTTTCCGGAAGTCGAACGGCCGCAGGAGGTCGTCAATCTGCTCGAGGTATTCCAGGTCCAGGGCTTTGCGAGTTCCTTCCGATTGGAACTTGCCCACGTACCGCAGTACCTTTTCCACTTCCTTTACCGCGTCCGCCGCCGCTTTGGCCAGTCTGTTGTTCAGGAGTGCGGCCCGTTGTGCCTGAACCGCGCCTTGCGGATCCTTCGGCGCCAGCGCAATAGCTTCCTTGTTCGCTTTCGTCTCCGCGCGCTCGTACTGCGCGGGGCGAAGGTCGCGTACCTTGCGGCTCGCTATCGTCGCTTCGGCGGCTTGCTTCGCCGCCTTGCTCAACTGGTTTGCAGGGATCGGGGACTTGGACAACATGGCAAGGCCCGTCGCCAGGAACCGGGCCCGCGCTTCGTTGTGGATGGCCGCTTCCGCCGCGCGCTCGATATCCTCTTCGCTTGAGAGTTCACCGTACTGTTCCAACATGCGCTGGTCGGTTATGGCTTCTATTTTTTCCTTGGCACTCTCGCCATTCACCAGTTCGAGGATAAGGGCTTCGCCGCTGGGGAATCCGAACATTTGCGCGGCGAGCTCGGGAGACAAGCCGCCTTCCACGGTCATGCCGCGCAGTTTGGACGAATCAAGGGTAACAGTACCGCCTTTCGGAAATAGCGCGGCTACGGCTTCCTTATCGAGTTTGAAGCCGGCTTCCGCCTTGATCTGGTCCCCGGTTGCCGGGTCCGTCATTTCGCCAGTCTTCAGGAACGTGCGCGCTTGGTTCACGGGCTCGCTCATAACTTCGGTTTTGACTTGTTCCTCTACCACCTTACGCCGTGCCTTGGCTTCTTTCTGCAGTTCCTTGATTGCTTTTTCCTTGGCGTTGCTTAACCATTTCATGTCCCGCAAGCTGCGGGCGGAAAGGTCATCGATCGCTTGCTGGGTAGCTGCTTCGCCCAAGTCGAGATATTCCTGGAACCGCTTCGGGGATACCCCGGCGGCTTCGTTGTTCTCGAACAGGGGAGCGTAACCGCGAACCGATTCCGTAGCCCGGATCGATTCTTCGGAAGCCGTGAGCCGGTCGAAGATGCCCCGCACTTCGTCGTTCAGTTTTCCGGCAAGAGGATTTTGTTTAAGAAAGTTCTCTAACGACTTGTAAACGTTCAGCATCCACGCACGGAAGCGCGCGAATATCGGTTGCATTTCCGTAGTCGGTGCTTTCCCTTCCAGCATGTACCGTTCGAAGGACTGCGCCCATTGTTCGTGATAAGGGCGTTTCTGGTCGAGCGACATGGAAGACCATACCTCTTCCGGGGTACGTCCCGGCGGGAGCTCGCCGGGGGTTCCCGGTTCGCCGCCTTGCATAAATTCACCACTTGCCGCCGACTGTACCGTGCTAGTGTCGAAGACTGCGTATAAATCCACTCTCTTGTTATTTCCGCCTGTGTCGAAAGTATTCTTGAATATAACGCCGTCGTTTCCTTTCTTCTTCGCTTTTTTTAAGGTTTGCAGTCGTATCTTTTCCGCGTTTGTCCCCATATACGGCGCGGCTTCCCTCTCCGAAAGGGAAGCGTGATCGACTATTAGAGGGTTCTTAAGGGACAAACGAACGGGGATTACATTCCCTCCTTGACCCCTAGCAAAGTTACTGGCTAAATCTGGGGAGGATGTGAACCAAGTGGCCGCCGCCGCGCTCTTCGCGTCGGTGTTACTGCCCCTGCTTTCTTCGTTGAACTTGCTAAAATTCTCGGTCGTGCCGTGATAGACAATCTGCGACTGTCCCAAATCCCCACCCCGAACCCCTGGCGGCAGTTGCTCGTTCCCGGTTATGCCGAACCAATCCAGGGTTTTACGGAAGTCGTCTTTAATCTGCTGCGGGGCGTCGGGGCGTCCGGCTAAGTCTGCCAGGGCTTCAAGGTAGAAGTGCCCGCCTTCGTGCAAGGTGGACGATAGGTCGGCGCCCTTCAGTAGCGAGATGGTGAAGGTGTCGGGGTTGTACCCGGCGCGGTTTTCTTGGTTCAGAATGCTGGGATCGGAAGGGTCGAAATTGCCGGAATTACCGATTGCGGATTTTATTTGTTCCGACTTTAACGCCACGTATACGTCGCCTTCGTCTGCCGTATTTTTAATAATTACGCTGTCGTATTGCCCCGACCGGATAGCGTCTCGGAACTCGCGCCCCTCTTCTCCGAATTGGATACTTCCGGCTTTCGCACCGTTTGCATCTATTATTTTTGGATTCCTGAAAGATAGGTAGACGGGATAGATTGCGCTACTTTTTGACGACTCAGCAAAACGATTCGCCGTCGTTTTGTCACCAAAAAACCCGGCAACCTTTACGCCTTCTTCCTCCCCATTAAATGCCGGGAACGGCGTAGTACGGCTAATTGATTCTATAAGGGGTCCGGGGTTGCCCTTCGTCTCTTGTGTCCAATCGTAGGGATACATAGCCTTATAAACAACCAACGGCCGCCCGTCCGCGTCCACTACCTTGGAATCCCCGAACCACCGTTTGAACTCCGGGGTTTCGGTTTGGGGGGTCATTGGGGATTGGGCGAGTGTATCCGCTTGCCGTATCGCGTCCAGCTTTTCGCCGTTGCGTTCCAGCAATGCCACTTTGTCAAGAGTCGCCTGGTCCCATATCACGTAATTGTAAGTGCCCTTGCCGTCTGCGCGCGAGCCGCCGTCCAAGTATCGGTTTCCGACGATGCCGAGCGATGCTAATTTACTGGCTGCGTACTTAGCCCCCGCTATGTTACTGCGGTTAGCTTCGTAATCTAGTGCTTCCTGCGCTATCGTCTCGTAAATCTCACTTCCTCTAGGATCGCCCCCATACGCCCATCCTTCTACCCCGCCGTCGGGGTACACGGTACCTGCATACTCTTTTAACGCCTTCCGCACTTCCGGCGTCTGCGCACTCAGCGGCTTATCCCAATCCAACAGGTTCGGCAATACCGAATCGGGGATGTCGAGGGAGTAGAGGGAGCCGGTTTCTTTTGATGAGATTTTCTTATCTTGCTCAAGAGCGGCGGCTAATCCGGTCCATGCTTCCGCCTTTTCTTTCGCGTAGTCCCGGAAAGGATAGCTTTCATCATTTGCCAAATCTTGCCAGCGTTTCGCGCGCTCGTCAGCATAGAAGTAAGCGCCGATGTTATCGCCAGCTTTGGCGAAATCTACCAGCTTGCCGTCCGCTTCGATATTGAACGAATCGGTAAGGCTTTTACCATCTATCAGAATCGCCGCGGTGCGGGTGTTTAAGTCATTCCCTGCGTGTTTTTTAGTCAACGCTTTTTGATACCCTTCCCCTACTCCCTTATTCTCCGCACTGTACCATCCCCAACCGTAAGCCTGTGCCCCTTCACCCGTCCCCATCTTATCGAGTCGCGGGCGACCATGCGGGAAGCCGGGTTCCGGTGCCCATACGTGGGGCGTGCCGTGGAAGACGGATTGATCGAGACTGTTACCGCTCCCAACCCCCGCAAAATTAAGCGGCATTTGCTTGTACAGTTCGGATGGTAGCATGCCCATTTTCGCGGCTTGCACGGCGTAGAACTCCCGGAACGGGACCGCGTACGCGGCGTTCACTTCCGGGGTAAACCGTCCCGCTTTGTTCATCCCTTCCAGGATGGTGTCATGGACGGTCTGAACGTCGGCCTTGTATTCTTCCGTGGTGCTGGTGTCCGACATGAGTTTTTCGGCTTGCTTGCTCAAGTCTTCTTTTTGGGATTGGTAGAACTGTTGCGCTTCGGTGTACGTCATGCCGTCGGGCGATGCGCGCAAGTGGTCGATAATCCCTTTCTCTACATCGGTGCCCGCCACATAGGTAGCGTAGTCCGCCAAACTGATACGCACTTCGCCGTTCGTCTTCTGTGCTTCGGCAAGCTGTTGCGCGACTTCGGGCATTTTCTTTGCCAGTTCCAGGGTGTTGACACCGGACTGGTTCAGCACATCCCCCAGCACCCTACCATCAACATAGACATCGGACAGGTTGCCGTCTTCCGTCATGGTAGACATGAAATCGTGGAACGCTGACGGGTCGCGCTCGCGCAGCGGATGCTTTGCCGCCTGTTCCCCGAGCCCTTGAATTAGACCGTGGTTCTCTTCCGCGCGCTGGGCCCGCCCCAGGTCAACGGTGGTTGACCGCTGCAGGGTTTCCAATCCTTTGGCTACGGCCTTCGCACCGCCGACTTGAATGGAACCGCCGACTGCGGTAGCAATCAGGGTTTCCAGTGCGGCTTCGGGGCGTTCGGCCAGGTATTCGCTGAATGGCTTATCCGGGTTCAGGGTTGCCCACTTGTCCAAGTCCTGCAGTACGGTAGCCGCTTGCTCCCCGATACCTTCCCGAATCATGAATTCGGTAGCGGTGCGCACCAGTCCGGTTTTCATGGTGAGGTTTTTAAGCAGATTCCCAACCGGGAAAAGTTCGGTAGCGTATTCAATCAACCCCTGCTTGGTGGCGTGTATCAAGGCTTCGTTCAGGGGCAGCCCCTTGTCGGTAGCTTCGCCCAGCGATTGCCCGGCGGTGATCGCGGACAATCCGGCGAGCATCGGTGTAGGGTTGCCGGTAGCGATCGACAAAGGCAGCATCATTAGTGAAGTAGCGGCCGACTGAACCCCGGAGTTTATGCCGCGCTCGACGGTACCCATTCCTTCCTGGCTAGGTGCCAGGTCGCCGGCTATCCTTGTCGCACGCTTTCTCATGTCTAAAGCCGTCGTGCGCAACATCTCGCCCACATCAGGCGATCCGATTTGATTGGCTAGGGGTTTGGTAACGTTCGTGGAAAGAATCGCTCCTGCGGCCTGTACGAACGACCAGATAGCCGCGTTTGCCGACGGGAAAGCGGAAGCCGCGGACCCGGCCAGGTTCTTGCCGAACTGGGCAATTTTTGGCAAACCGCTGGCGGTCTTTTCGATATCCCCGAGCGACACTAAGTCCTTGCCGGCTACCGCTGCGTTGTCCGGATTCTGTGCCCAGTTAGCGAGTGCCGGGTACCGCTGCATTATCTCTTGCGCTTTGGCGTTCTTCAGGAACGCTTGTGATTCGGCGTCGGGGGTCGGCGGGAGGATAGCTTGCGGTATCTTGAGCTCGCCCGCCAGCTTGCGGCGCTTGGCTTCGTCCTGCGGGTTGGCGTTCGCGGCCCGCTGTATCGATAGCCCGAGCGTATCCAGTTCCGTGCTGTTCGGCGCAGTTACTGGCGGGGTCGGTGCGGGGGGTTGTCCGTTGCGTTGTTTCTCGATATTGCTTAGTGCCGCTTCGAAGTTGTAGGCCAAAATGTTTTACCTTGGTATTTGATTGGACAGACCGCTGCCTTGCTGGCTTCTTACATATTCCGCCAGTGCTTCGGCTTCGGTGGGGATAACTTTCATCTTCTTTATTTTTGCGAGTTGTTGCAGTCCGGTTACGAATCCCCAGGCATCGGCCAGCTTCGCCGGGTCGGTGCCCACGATCGCCTTGGCACGAGTACCGAATGCTTGTGGGTATGATGGCCGGTCCGGGTTGAGCGCGTAGGCTTCCCGTTCGTTGGTGCCGAAGAACCGGCCCGCTTCCACAAACAGTTCGCTGCCGCTGCGAAGGATCGCTTTCTGTTCCTCGAGGGTAGGCTTACGCTTTTCGGTTTCCAAAAAGTCCTGCAGCTTTGATTCCACCATGCCCTTGTACGCCTTGGTGCGTTCCTTGTCCCCCTGCGCGGACGGCGGCACCGCGGCGTTAAACATATCGGCATCTATCTGGAACTTGGCTACGCCGGATTGCTGGCTTTTTTGTTCGGCCAATAACTGCTTTACCAATGGCGAACCCAGCGTCGGGGATAGAGCGTAAATCTCCTGGCGGCTCATCTTCGGAAAGTCGGGGGATTCCAAGGTATCCAGGAAGGCAGCGAACACTTTAGGGTCGTCCGCTTTCTTCGCGTTGGCGCGGTCCTGTTGCACCCGGAAAAATTCGCTCGTCGCGCGAGACTGCCCGCGCATGTACTCCGCGACCGTACCCCGTTGTTCAGGGGTCAATGCCCGGTATTCTGGGCTGTTCAGTATCGAGTTCATGGCCGATGTGTTCGCCCCGGCCAGGGAGAACTTTTCAATAATGGAACCCTTCGCGTTGGCATCGTCCACCTTCGCGGCTTGCTGGAACTGCCCGAGCACGGATTGCGCTTGCTGGTAGACTCCGGGGGTATCTGCTTTGCTCGCCAGGAACGCTTCGATATCTACACCGGTTTTCCCGGCTTGCAGCATCTTGACCGCTTCCAGGCCCAGGTCGCGCCCGCGCGCGAAGTCGGTAGCCGGCTTCAGTTGGGACTCGATACCCTTGATTTGCTGTGGCGTCATTTGCCCTTTGTTGGCATCGAAGTAGGCTTTGGCGTACCCGGCATTATCGTTATTGATCGCGGATAGGATAACGGCGGAATGAATGCTACCTTCCGTTTCCTTCAGGTGAACTTCCCGGCTTACCGGGTCTTTCAGGCCGATGCGGTCCAACCTGCCAGCAAGCATGAGGTTCGCTTTCACCAGTGCGCCTTCCACGGCTTGCGGATCGTTCCAATTCGTCGCGGCCGCATTCTGCGCGCTCGCTATCGTGTCTTTGTAAACCTGTTCCTCGTAAACCGCGGTCTGCCCCATGGCGTGCTGCATGACCCCGGCCTGGAACTGCAGCCGTTGCTGTTTCGCGTGTGCATCGAAAAGCTGCTTTTGCTGCGGCGTGAGATTGGCCGACAAACCGCCGACCGCCGTATCGAATTGGGACAGGTAATTTTTCTGGTAATCAGGCGTGAGCACGTCGCCGCCCATTACCCGCTTGTACCCGTTCTCTCCGATCGTCGCCTGTTGCTGGTGGACTTCGAGTTTATTCAAGGCGTCCTGAACCTTCAGCTTGTCGAGATGGTCCTGTTCCCGCGTTATAACGTACTGCAGGTTATTACCCTGGTTGGCTATCGCGCTGCCCAAGTGTTCGAGCGCGGCCGCTGTTTGGCCGGGCCGGTAGCTGGCGACGTTGGTATTTGGTTGTGCGGAAAGCCGGTTTATCGCATTCGGGTCCGGGAGAGTGATCGCCATTATTCGCCTATCATCGAGTAGCCGCCGTATCCGGCCGCGCTGCCCATGCCGAACCATCCGCCGTTATTGAAGCGCGACCCCGCCATGGCGGTATTACCCATGCCGCTCAGTACGGTGCTGAGTGCCTTGATCTTGCCCGCCTTCCTGGCTTGCTTGCCTTCGTAAACCGTCGCGCTGGCCTGGTTGCGCATCCCGCGGGCTTGCTCGTCCGCGTTGTACATGGCGGTGCGCGCGGCTAGGTCGCCTTCCATGGCTATGCCGGATATAAGTTTCAGTACGGTAGGATCGACGGCCCCGGCTCCGCTCGCCCCGGCTACCGCCAGGGCTCGGGATTGCATAAGCAGGGATTGGCGAGTCTGATTCTCCGCGTCCCGTTGCCCCGCGGCTTCGGTCTGCCCGGCATTTTGCTGTAACTGTTTTGCCTGGTACTGCGCAGCGGCGTATTGCTGCTGTCCGTCCTGTATTGAACCGAAGGCGCTAAGGAGGGATCCCCCGATGGCGATCGGTGCGGCTAGTTGTGCCATATGTAAACTTCCTCCCCCGCGCTGTTCACTTCCGTTAGTTTAAAACCTAACTTCGTTATTAATTTACGCGCATTATTTTCCTGTTTATTTGCAATAGCGTACACCACATTATACTTCTTTATGATGTCAAATATCATGCGGTATCCGCGAACAATATCCTTCGGATACTTGCGCATTTCCGGTTTCATTTCCGAGAACGCTACGAACGCATCCGAATCCCTGAACACGCCCCCTATCCCGATCGGTTCCCCGTCTAGTACGGCAACATAAGCACGCATCGATTTAATAGGTTTCTTGCCATAAAATGCTTCCGCGTCTTTCTGCGTAGCGGGTCGGATTTCTACCATTACCGCCCCTTGTCAAAACTGATTACTGCGGCCATAACAGTGGCGGGGCGTGGTGCGGTGGCTTTTAGGTACAGCCGGGTATCCGGTGACTGAAAGGTACCGTTCACTATAAACGGTTGCTGGTCATAGGCTCGCCATATCGTATCGGCATCCGTAACGACGCCATCTTCTACTAGCGGGAGGTTATCCAGGTGGTCGGCATCCTGGCCATACTGAAGCCCTTGGTAGTGGGTATCGGCCAGGATAAGCGCAACTTGCGATATGCGCTTCGCCATGTTCAGGGAATTGGGACCGAAGGCCGCAGCCCCCAGTTTAGTGGACAGGAACCGCCCTTCGTACACCAGTCCTGTTACCGCGTAGGTAGTAGCTTCCGGTAGGGTAATGGAACCCCCCGATACCGTGAACGTGCCCTGATCCTTGCCGTTCGCCCAGCAACAAACCGTTTCACCTTCTAGGTGGCTGAGTCCGCTTATGGTGGTTGTGGATACTCCGCTATAGACCGCATGGGCATCGGCCATCTTATTGACCGTATCGCCTACCGCTTCGGACAATAACGCCCAGCGTTCGAGATAACGGACCGTGGAACCGTTAATGGTACGCTTCACGACGTAATAAACCTGGTCTTCCGGTATGCCGTTCAGTACCACCACGTCTTCTATCTGTCCATCCGTTTCTACAGTTACCAAACACTTGACATCCTCCGCGCGGTCGAACACCAGCATGACCACAACCCCGTCGGATCGCACCATATGGATGCGGGTATCCGGGCGACGTTGGATCCCGAGACGCACGATACCCGGAAGACAGATACCGGGGTTTATTACCGTGAGTTCTTGTGTGGTGAGTGTGGCTGAGTCGGTCGCCACTTCCATGATGCGGGTACCGGTGCGGTCAACGAATATGCCGCCGGCGTCGATCTTCGCCGCTTCTACGTTGGTCGATCCGTAGGTGGTGGACTCGCGCAAGTTGAAATTGGTAGGGGTTAGCGGTTCTTCCAGGCTCGATGAACGGCACAAGAACTCTGCGCCTTGCGCGCCCAGGGTGAGCGTTTGCAAGGGCAGAAGCCAGCTTATTGAGTCCACCGGCCCGGAACCGATGCTGCGGTTTATCGGCCCCGCATCGCCCACATAGTCTTCGTCAAAGTTCGCGAACCCATCCACCACCGAGCCCCAGGTTTTGTCTTTACCCGCCCACCAAAGGCGGCCGCCGAAGAACGCTAGGGCGGAAGGAAACCCGCGGCGATCGGACCATGAACTCTCCGACCAGTCGCGAGAAGCCGTGGTGTAACCGAAGTCCTGCAGAACTGTAGCGATAACACTGGTGCTGCTTATGAACTCTACTACCCGGCATACGCCAGTAATAGACCCGGACGCTATGGATACTTCGCAGGACGCGCTTCCGGAAGTGTAATTACCTGGTTTGAATCCCAACCGGTAGTAGATAACCTGGTTATCGAAGCCATCTCCGTACGACTCTGACTTATTGATTGTGTAATCTTTCACATCCGTCCACGAACCCACGGCGCCGACTGATCGTTGCAAAGTTAGGGTTCCGGACCAAGTACCCGTAATCGCTACCCACATGAACCGAGATGCACCTATCCCTGTTACTCTGATAGCGTTAGTGTAGGTATCGGACGCGCTTAGTGTAGTGAATGCCTTCTGCCCGATAGATGCTATCTTGTAAAGCCCGCCGACATTGCTCGCCTTAAACAAATCCTTGGACGCAGTTAGGGTAATTGTCCCGCTGAGAAGATTCGGGGACAAAGTAATGGGAGACGTATTCAGCGCGCGAAAGGGTCCATTGTCGAACACGTAATCGACAAGCGACCAGGAAGTAACCGACCGTCGTTCGATCCGCATGGGGCGATGAGTGATCCCGCATGCCATGAAAATAACATCGCCCGATTGCGCGGTGCGGATATTATTAAAAAGAGAACTGGTTATGTCGGTCGTTATCTCCATAACGCCGGACGACGCGATATTACAAGAGTCTACCAGCGCGGCATACGACCCACGGTTCAGGAACCGAACATATACCGAGCTTCCTGTTGGCGTGAATGCCAGGGAATGCCGGCCTTTAAGCAGTTCCGTTTCGCTTATATATTCATCGCCGCCCGATGTGCTACCTACTCGCAGAAGGATAGATCCACGTTCCACCACAATATCCAGGGCGTGTTCTACGTTCTGGTCACCGGATGAAATAGTAAGCGTTTGGCTGCGTATCGCTGCGTTGGTGCCGTCCCCAAGCAATGACATGTACCCACCAGTTGCCCATGCAGAAGTTGCCCCTACTTCGTCGTTGTCCGTCCATCCGGTCAAGTTGCTGGTAAAAGTTCCGTTGGAAACCGTGGTACTCACTGAAGGGCGTGTCACCAGCGCATCGTTTACCCATACCCGCATCACCGAATCGGTAAGTTCGATTAGGGCTTCGTCGGTGGTTGAAAATATGAAGGGGATGAACCGGGCCGCCGCGTTGCTTTTGGTGTTGCCGATATATCCCAGCCCGGGACGTAAAGACATGGGCCCGAGCGTGCGCGGTATCCAGTTGACTTGTTCTTCGGCGGACATCGCCACGCGCTTGATATCCACGCGGGCAAGTGCGAGCGGGCTGACTACTCCCCGATTAAATGCCAGTATGACATCGTCAGCCATACAGACTCGATCTTGATTTACGATAACTTATGCTTCCATTGGTTCGTGCCCGTACCCATGACCCTTGCGGTAAGAACTGGGTCGGTCCTTGCATAGCATCCTTGGCTTGCGCGTCTTCCTTCGCGACTGCCAGTTGCCCCATTATCGCTCGAGTATCCAGGGTGGGCCGCAACCGTGCAGCAACGCGGGAAGCGAGATACAGGGAGACGTACAGCGTGAAGGTTTCTGGCCACAAGGAGTAGTCGTATCCGTAGGCAGCGTCGTCAGAAACATAGCTGACGTAAATATCGTCCAGGTTCGTGAACCAGAATCCGTTCTCGTCCACATAATCAGTAAGCGGACATTGGAAGTACTCGTCCCCGCATATCTTCGATAGCTTTACGATATCGGTAGGCTTTTCAAATGCACGGTTGAAGCCGAATGCAGGAGTTACCGAAGGGCTGTAACTTACCTTTGATGTGCGCTGCGCGAACTTCCAGTGAGCATGTTCCAGGCAATACCTGCGCGCGCCCGGCCATGCCTGATCCAGTATGCGTCGGGGTTCCGTGTTCTCGGTAAGGGAAGCAAGCAACCGCTCCCCTAAGTGCCCGAGTGCATCCTGATATATGGTAAGTTGCGTGGTCACCCTACGCCTTCAGGACGTTGGTTTCGTAGTCGTCCATCCACTTCTTCGCTTCCGGCGCGGTGGCAAACTCCGTTTTGATAACTTCGTTGTCGGCCACCCGAACTACGCAATGCTTGTGCATTTGCCCGCGCCACTTGACGATGAACTTAGCTTGCGGCTCGTCGGCCACGCTCTCTGACAATTCGACGTAACGCATTTGGCATACCTTCGCCCAGTTGCGGCCGCACGATACGACGAACAGTTCAGCGAACCAGGAACCGTCTTCGGCCAACACTTCGATGCGGTCGGTGGGGTGGAATTTGTTCGCGGCATGAGCCCAGTATTCGGGCTTCAGGACTTCTTCGTAGGGGGTATTTATTTCGGGTGTTACTGAGAAAATGTTACGGGCATACACTGCATCTTTTACCCGATTTGGGGTGATTGCCATTTATAGTGCTCCTGTTGTTAAAAAAAAGGCGAGCATATCTCTACGCTCGCCAATGGTAGCACTATTTCAGTTAAAATATCAATTACTTTTAGTCGGTGTTCGTGCCGCTTGCTATTGTCGTGGTATCGCTCAAATTTACCGCTCCTGTCGTGGCATTTACCGTCATTACCCTATGTAGAGTAACAATGCTCGTTGCGGAATTGGTGTGTTCGAAAAGATCGCCCACTTTCATTCCGTATTTACCGCCATCGGTGACAAAACCGGTCGTGTCGACTGCGGCGCCGGCGTCGGCTGAAGTATGAATCCACCGGCGGGAACCTACGGCAATGGGTCCGGCCGATACCATGCTGAGAGTACTAGAATCGTATGCCATGTTTTTACTCCTTACAAAATGTGATAGTCGGGCGCCCGGTTAAGGGCGCCGTTCGGATTACTGCGCGGCGAAGCCTGAACCGTCGTGGTTGATTACTACCACGCCGCTGTTTTGCAGGAGCTTCGAACCCCAATGACCGCTGGTACGAGCGAAGGAATACGCTTGTTCTTCGTCGTATCCAATCACGTTGTCGATACCGGCGGTATCAACAGCGTGGCCTATCGCGCTCTTGTGGTACATGAAGCATTTTTCAGCGTTGGTGCCCGCGCCCGGCAAGCTGGAATGAACCAGCCAGTTAACGCCCAGCCAGGAGAAGGTATTCGGCATGCTGCGGAACTTCTCGTCGGAGATGTAATCGCGGCTCGCGAACTGAACCGACGCTTGCATCAAGTACGCACGGAAGGCGGGAGTAACTACCCCGTAGATATTGTTGTCCAGCGGTACTTGGTTGTTCAGGAGAATCGTCAGCGCCCAGTTAGCCAGGGTCAAGCTGGCGGTGGCCGCTGCTCCGGTGTCCTGAGTCGCGGTGTTCAGTTCGGTTATGATGTCCTGATCGATCGCACGATTGATAACGGCCATCGTGCCTTGTTGCATGATTGCGCGCTGGTCGCCTTGCGATTGGAAAATGTTGAAGTTGGTATTCTTTACCAGGTCGTGCCATTCCTTCAACGTCGCGGTCAATTGCGTGTTGTTGTTGGCGCGGGCAGGAATCAGGCCGTTCAGTCCGCGGGTAACGGCGGTAGCGCCCCCGGAGTCAGCGACCAGGAAAGTGGCTTGATTGCCTTTGATTACGGCTTCGGTCGTGGTCGTGTCACGAAGCAGGGTTTGGCGTTGCTCGAAGCCAGCGATGAACTCCTGGCGGTATTGAATTTGTGCAGCGGATTGAGCCATGATGGACCCCTCCAAAATAAGTTAAATGAAAACCTCTCATTACCTTCTTTCGGGGTGTCCTTTCCGGTCGTGTCGGGGTGTCCTTTTCAGGGTCCGCCCGTACCTTCTGCGGGGCCTACGGTGGTATTACTGTATAAGGTAACCTAACAAAATTAAAATATCAACTAAAAACCGCCCCGTAGGGCGGTTACTTTTCTTGTTACTTTATTACTTCTTCGCCATCCGCAACTTTATTTCAGTCAGCTCGCGGTATCGGGCTTGCAGTTTGGCTGCTTTAGGGCCCTTCCAGTAATCGCTTTTTTGATTCGCCATCATCTTTTCGATATCAGCCATCTCGCTTTCCATGGCTTGCTGGGCGTTGCTGCCGCTCCCGGGTACTACGGTTGCCATCGGGTTTATTTCCCGCGCGGTAGACGCCAGGAACTTGAGTACCCCTACGTGGTTGCCCAAAGGTGTGCCGTCGCCCAACCGCGCGCCCAGCAAGAGATCCTTCACGCCGGCGGGGGCCGTGTCCAGGAAGCCGTTAATCAGGCTTATATTCAGCTTGACTTCGGACCCCCATTCGTCGGGACTGCGCAGCGTTTCCGCGGCCTGTTCTTTGGTTTCCAGGTCGCGCATGGTGCGGGCCTGTACTTCCTTATCCTTCAAAGCCAGTTGTGCAGCCGCGAGCTTGTTCACCTGTTCGGTGGTAAGGTTCAGTTCGTGCGCTGTCTGCTTGAACCCTTCCACGAATGGCGCGTCATCTTCACCTATTACCAATCCGTCGGGCAGCGATATTTCGTACTTGTCCGCAGATTCCGGTATGCCGTTCGCTGCCCTGTAGGCGGCGAGTTCTTCGGGCGTGGCGTCCTTGCCGGGCTTGGCTTCGGAACGGGTCTGTGACAGTTTCGCGCGCGCTTCGATACCGGCCTTGATCGCTTCTTTCATCGTGCCGTAGCGCGACAACTGCTTCAGCAATTTTTCGTCCCCGCCGGCTATCTCGGTACGGATGGTCGCCCAATCGGTCGGTTCGGGTTTTGCTGCTGTGGTTGCTACCGTAGTTGCGGCGGTGTCCGTAGTCGTTGTGCTCTGTGCGCCGTCCCCCAATACCGTGCCGGTTGCCGTGTTGTCGGTCGTTGCGGTGTCGGTTGTTTCTTCGGTTACTACTTCGTCTACTGTGTCTACCATGTTTTAACTCCTGTTATGAAAAATCAATCCTTGCTCTTCAATGCGGCCTTATTCAGCTTCAGCATTTTTACTATCTGCAGACCAACGAACCGCCGTCCACTGGCGAAAGCATGGTCCCGCGGTTCGGTGCGATAGTCGAGATCGTACGTGCCGCACGCGCCGTAAATAATCCAGGTCATTGCGCGCTGTTGCTGTTCGGGTGTGGCTTCCCCCGCCATGACCGCTTGCAATGCGGCCACGTCGGGGAGTTCGTACTTCGGTGGCAGAAATACGTCGAGTTGCTTGCTCATGGCGCGGCGATCCCCAGGCCGACGCCGGGCTGGCCGGTCCCTGTCGGTGAATTAGCATCAGACAGTGTTTTAGCCACGGTGGCGCCGGATTGCATTTGCGCCAGCAGTTCCGCGGCTTGCTGTTTCTGTTGCTGGTCCCTGGCCAATTGATCGACTTCCGCTTCCGATCGCATCCATTTTTGTGGTACCCCGGTTCCTTGCATGGTGTCGCGCAAGGCCACTTTGGTATCGATAAGGTAAGCCGCGGTCTGATCGAGGGGCAGGACTTGCGATATAAGCGAACCTGCTTCCAGCAACCGTTGGCCTTTCTCGCGCTCTATGGCGTCATGCAGCGGGCTTTCGAAGATGAACTGTATATCTGTGTTGCGGAGTTCTTCCGGCATGTCGAAGGGTGAACCGAACACCCCGGCACGCAGCAATAGTTCGAACGTGTTCTCGCACAACGGGCCGTTGTACTGTGGTTCCATGGGCTCGAACAGTGGCATGGCCTGGCGAATGTATTCCTGTACTCGCTGCCCTACCTCGTACGCGGTCATCTCGCCGTCCGGTGCTGGTAAGGCGATCTTATTCAGGTAGAACGCTTCAGCGATCATTTGGCGCGTGTCCTGCGCCATCTCTAACCCGAGAGGTATTCCGCTCTTGTCCTGCGTCAACGGTCGCAGCACTTCGCCTAACCGCTGGTCGTATTCCGTGTCTACCCAGGTAATGCCACCCGGCAGGATATTGAGATCCGATCGCAGGGCGCCTTGAACCGCAATCATGGGCGGGCTAACCGCTTTTTCGCCGGCTTCCAACAGTACCCCGGTCATAGACTGAATGAGCCGCGCGTCCGGCATTGCTACAACCGTAGCTGGGGAGTATGCGTACTGCGAACCGCTAACTGTTTGCCAGCGCGGTATTACATACCCGGTACTGAACTGCCCTACTTCTTCCATTTTGTGTTTGTTGGAGACATCCAAGTAAATGGATATGAACGGGGTGCGGAAGGTCTTCCCGTCCGAGTTGTAGCCATCGGTCGGAACCAGGCAGTGCCATACTTCCACTTCGCCGTACGGGTCTTTGTCCATTCGCTTGGCTACGTTTTGGTGTACGGTTTTAGGGAACAGTCGCATTAGGTCTGCAACTGTAGGTTTCCATTTACGGTATATCGTGCCTATGTTCCCGTTCTCGTCTTCCATCCATGCGACATCCCGCAGGTGCCAGCACCTGTATAGCAAGCCGTTACCGTGGGAGTTAAGAGAGGTTTGGATTACGGTCTGCCCGAAGGCCGCGAAGTCGTGATCGCCTTCTTTGGTAGCGCGGGAGAACTGTGTGCCGCTGGCGAACATTGCCCGTCTCATGCGGTTTTCCGCCATTTCCAGCCAGGTTTTAGCTTCAGTGCCGAGCTCTTCCCATTTGTCCCGAGTGCGTATATGAAACCAATTTTTGCTGGTAGGCCGCAGCATTGTGCCGAAGCTGTTACCCAAATCCCTGCGGGCAATAAGCGGGTAGCTCGAGTTTAGCCAGTCGCCGAACTCGAACCCCAAATTGCGGGTAACGGTAAAGTCTGCGCGCTCCGGGTAGAAGTTCTCTGCAATGCGCTGCCATAAGGACAACAGTTGCCCGCGTTTATCGAACAGTTGCTCGCCTTGTTTGATTAGCTGTTGGGAACTCACAATGAAGACCCGCCCAGCGCATCGCCGCCAGATAGCATCGTGCTCGCGCGTCCTTGCCTTTGTTGTTGCGCAATCATGGCCTTACGCTTGGCGTCAAGCGAAGCCTGGTCGTCGCCCAAAGGCATGACCTTGGGTTTCTCGGTTGCGGGCATATCCATTTTAGGCATTCCCGGCGAAAGCAATGTGGTGCCTATCCCCGCCGCAGTAAGGCCCAATGCGGCCATTTCCCCTGCAGTCAAACCTGCGGCTGCCGCTCCTGCCCCCGCGGCTCCTGCAGCACCGGCGGCGCCCGCCCCGGCTATCCCGGAAAAGGCCGTGGTTCCTGCCGCGCCGGCTGCCGCCCCCGAACCTATGCCCATAGCCGCCCCGGCTTCAGCCGCGAACGACCCAACGGCGGCGAAGAAGGGGACCAGGAAGGCCATTTTAGCCGGCTCCCAGTTTGTCGCTGGGAGCAAGAACCGTGCTCGACCGGCTGCTTGAAGAATTCTGGTTTACCATCGCCTTGCGTTGCGCTTTCGCCAGGGCGTCGGGATCCGCTTGCGGTATGACGATCGGAGCGAGAATGGTAGGCGGCTTCGGTGGTTTGGAAAACATTGCGCTCATGGTGTACCCTCCTTAGGTTCGATGTGATTTCATGATTACTTGCGGTGGCCGGTTGAAACCCTTCCAGCCGTCCTTTATGTTCGCTTGCCGTACTCCATCCCACCAGGCCATTACAACGGCGTCGCCTTCGTCGGTCGATCTTCCTAGCCGTTTGCAAACGTCTTCTTTCGACTCGATCTTCAGCTTTCCCCCTACCTGGCTACCGATAACTTGGTATGTCGGTGCGCAAAGGTCGGCCACTAATGTGGGGCTCTGCGGCAAGGCAATGGTGGAACCCTGCGGCTGCGATGGGTCCAAGGCTTCCCGGAACCGCCAATACGCTTCCGTTCTCACATTGAAGAACGATAACTGCCGGTCAATCGATCGCCGTGTAGACTGCTTCACGCCCATGTACCCCACGCAGTCGATACCGTTATCTTTCAGGTGCATGACGGTATCCCCGCCCCAACCGCCGCCCAGGTCTACTATCACCTTGGCGTTATCCCGCCGTTTCGATACTATGATCCCCGCAGCCGTCAGTCCGTCCGGAACCTGTTTGCCGGGTATCTTAATCAGGGGTGCGTACCATCCGTCGTACCGTATCGCCACCACCATGTTATCTTTGCCGCCTTGCGCTATGTCGGCGCCCATCGCGCACATTGGCACGCCTACCGGGGGTGTTGATGTCCAGCGCGCTTGCGCTTCTCGTATCCAGGCCGTTGGTATGGTTTGCATTGCATCGTCTTGCAATGCTGCCCCGAAGTTACCATCCCGGTACGCTGCCCTTTCTGCCCCGCTTAACGAATCCAAACTGGCCTGGTAGTTCGTCGCCATGAGGTCGGGGTTATCCCGGAGCGTTGCCGGGATGAATGTCCTCGATCGCGCGAATACTTCCTGCCCGTCTATGAAATGCGGTCCCCTGCCATCTACTTCTACTTCCTTGCCTTCTGCGTTGGACGTGTACCAGCGGAGTTCTCCGGGTTGTGCGGGGTTGGCGTGTTGAGGGTCAAGCCATGCGGCCCAACGACGAAGTACCCACAATCCTTCGGGACGCGTTGGCGGGTTTCCTGCCGCAACCACTCGGCAACGTTGGCCAGGGATTGCGGATCTATTCCAGGCCAGGATGAATGTGTACTGCGACTCCGTGAAATCCGATACTTCGTCGAAACAGATAAGGTCATGCGGTATCCCTTTGTACTTTTGTTTGTCTTCTTCCAGTTGTACGCCGCCCAGGTCGATAACCTTGCCGTCGGGACGGCGCCACATTCCGGCCTGGCTGTTCCATCCGTCACGGGAACCCAGTATCGCGCTCATGCGCTCGACCAGTCCCAGTACTTCCTTGTTGGTTCGCCGCAGGACAAGCGATCTTTGGTGGGAGGTAAGGGCCAGCCCTATTTCCAAATCGGTTTTACCGCCGCCGGCCTGGCCGCCATAAAACAGTTCGTCGGCTTCGGAGAAATATGCGTTGGTCTGCGGACCGGGATTCGGTACCCAAACCATGCTGGCGGTAACTTTCGCCGCTGCCTTATTCACTTCCTTTTTTTGGGAAGGTGTAAGTTCGGTGAACGTCTTTATGATTTCATCTAACATATCAGGGGATGGTATGTTGAAATCATTAAAATATCAAGTTACTGTCCGATACCCATCAATGTTAGTAACTTGAGTACACCGGCAACGAAAGCGATGTATAAAGCGGCGACGGTGCCTGTAGGTTTGATGCTGCCGGCTAGGGCTTTGGCCACGGCATAGGTTTCGAACAATGCCCCTGCAGCGGTGATAACCCCGATGAATGCTTTAGTGGTTAAGCGGTTGATTGCTCCCTGTACCGTAATGGAAGCACTTAGCGATTTGTTCGTCAGCTTCGTTACGGCGCCGGATAAGGTGCTTTCGCCGGTAACAGCTTTCAGTGTCATTTTGCTTATAGCCCCGGCCAGGGTCATGGACCCGGCTACGGCTTGCGTGAACACAATCGTAGTCGCTGAATCCCCACTAGGCGTAATCGAGCCCGCAAACGCGCGTAGAGTTGATTTGGCGAGCGATCCCGCTCCGGTAAGGCTACCAGCTACCCCTTTGGCTATTAAGCGCGTCAGCGCTCCTGTAGCGGTGCTCGATCCGCCTACCGCTTTGTAGGTTTGCTTCACACTGTTGCCGACGAACGTGCTCGATCCAGCAACCGGGATTTGCGTTTGCTTCGCTACCGAACCGGTGCTGGTACTCGATCCGGTTAATGATCGTGCTGTGAGCTTGGCAAGTGAGCCCGCAGGAGTAAGAACCCCGCCGAGAGATTGAGTGTAAACCGTGGGGCCGCCGGCTCCCGCTGCGGCAAAGTTATAGATCCGTGGTGTGGACTGGAATATCAGATACGGATTTGCAGCCAGCCGGGCTATCGTTTCATTGTCGAGGTATTTATCTACCAGGTAAAAATACGAAAGCCGCGCGGCTATGTAAGTGATCCCCCCGCCGCGCTGGTTACCTACCCACAAAGATACCGTAGGTGCATTGGGAAGCGCCCCTATTCCCGACGAAACAAGCGCACCATTGCGAAACCAATCGCAGGTTCCCGGATATTTATTGCGAAAAGCCCCGTGCACCGTTGCCCCGGTTGGCCAGCCTGTACTAGAGAGAACACCCCCGTAGTTATTTACACTAAACCATAATGTACCGCCGGTAGCCTGGAATATGTTCCATCCGGAGGCGCCATTAACGGTACAGTCCGCCAGGCCGCCGAATCCGGTAAACGAATCAAATATCCCGCCCCAAAGCAGAGTAAATTCTGTCGTTGGTATATTCGCGGTACCAAAATCCGCGTAGGTATTGGTGCCGTTGAATACGAGGGCGGGCCCGGCGTCCGTTGAATCGGTAGCCAGCGTGCCGTTCAGTGTAGGTTCCTGGATGAGCGAGCCTAGCTGCCCCGTTGCGTTATTACCCCGCCATCCTCCCTCATCGCCGTACATGATAATGGCGTTCGTCACGCCGGCAAGTGCCGGCGATGAGAGGTCTAGGTTTGCTCGTTTAGGGGGCTGGCTGGTGTACCGCCGTGGCAGTATTATTGCTGCCATGGCTTACGTGGATACGCCGGATATCTCTGCGGTGTAGACGGTTCCGGAGGTTAAGGCTACCCCGGCGTCATTGAAGATAATGATATAGAAACTGTACGGGACGTATCCTAGCGCAGCCAGGACAGAGAACTGGCCTATCTCTGCAGTAGATGCCGTGGTTAGGGGCACATTACCCATCAATCGAAGATTTGGGCGAGTCGTACTTGTGCCGCTTGTAGGGCCACTGCGAAAGTTCGTTCCGTCTACGGATTCAGATATGTAGACGATTACCCGTTTATTCCCGGATGGCGCACTCGTCGTGGTTACGTCCACTTCCACGATTACATCTATCGGCTTGTTAGTATTGCAGTTGTAAGCGGTTGTATTCCGAACATAAGTTCCGGACGCTAGGGTAGAGAGGTCCGTACTGTTGTAGGCAAGTGCCGTTCTTGTTCCTATCGTCGGGTTGAATGTCGCCATCTATCGGTTCCTAAGAAGTTCTTCTGTTATTGTCGGGAGTCCAAGGACTTCGGCTCGTGAAGCGGGCTGCAGGGCGAGTGCTTTCAGGTTCGTAGCTTCGGTCGTAGTTAGGACATTAGCGGTAGCGAGTGTGTCGAGCATGCCTTGTGTGGCCGCATGCCCGATATCTATTCCTTCCGCGGTAATGAACTTCCAGGCCCATTTCAGCGCCGGTACATTCGGTGCCGCAGCTTCCAGTTTGTCCAATACGGTCGCCGCACCTACCGGCCCGCCAGGGTAATCGGACAGAATGCCGCGTGCGGTAATCAGCCGGGTTTTAACCTTGGTTTCGGTGTAAGCGTTCAGTAGTTCAACTACTCGGCCCGGCTGTTCGGGCAACAATGCTGCGTAGCCCTTGCCTTCCGGATCGTTCGTTATCTCATCGCTTAATATGCTCATTGCGGCAACTCAATATGGGGGCCCAGCTTGTCCTTGTCGTACTGCAGGTTCATTTCTATAGCCAGGTCGTAAAACTTGGTCGGAAGCTGGCGGCCGAGTATTTCCTTCTGGTAGGCATGCTTGCAGTGGTCCGGGCCCTGGAACGGGTAGAAGATAACGTTAACGATGGCTTCCAGTATCCGGTACGTGGGTATGTGGTCCAGCCTGTAGCAGCGTGAAGACATCGTTTCGTCAGCCGAACCACCCAATAAGGTGTTAACGGATTGGTCGAGCGATATAAAATTCTGATAAATCCATTCCTTGAAACCTGCCCACATATCAGCCACCAGAAGGAAGGGTAAGAACGTAGGTGAACTGTATCGAGTCGCCACTTACCACGTTTATGGCGGCGAACACGGAACGATCGATGAGTGTTACCGAACTGGAAGCGGTGAACAGTCCATGCTCGGTAATCGCGAATGTGCCGCTGAATGCGATCGTGCCGACCGTGGTATAGGTGTTCGTGGAATTGGCTTGCGATCCGGCTACACGGGCACCGCCGTAAGGTGTTACCAGTGCGGTTTGGCTAACCGACTCCGCCGTGGTGCCTGTTCCCGCATCATGGTATTTCGCGGTTGCCGTACCAGTTCCCGCCAGGAAGGCCGCTATCCAGGCCACGCCGGCGTCGGTTACGAGCTTGGTTGATATGAGTCCGATATCCTGCCGATTACCCTGGCCGTCGATCTTGACCGCGTACAAGCGTCCTACTGGGGAAATGTCACCGAACCATAAGCGCATGGGCACTTGCTGGGCGAGCCGAACACGAAGCGCGAACTCATGTCCGAGTTCCTTAAGTTTCAACCATAAAGCGTACAGTGCGATCATATTGTTCTCCCTCTTGGTGCTTTGCCGGCCAGTATGGCCTTGTGAAGTTTGCGTGAACGGCGTGCCGCCAGTAGTTTGCGGATCGCCTTACGATGCCGCGATTCAGGTTCGTTAACCCGGTCCTTTATGTCTTCCCATAGCTTGCGAATCATGACATTTTCACTTTTATAGACCCTACAATCAGCAGAGATACAAACAAGAACCAACCCCAGCCATCGGATTGCTTATATATGAGGAACGCAGCCATGCCCATAATTGAAACTGGTACCGAGCAAACCACGGCAAGCATGAGTATTTCCGCAAGTTTGCTCATACCGTCGTCAGCACGTAGGTAATCGATACGCCCATCGCCGTGGAACCGGAGAGGTTGACGTTCAGGGCTTCGTTTGCCGCTGTTTGGAACCATCCGCTTGAGTTCTCGTTCAGCACCATGCCACCGTTCGCAGCTATCGGGAACCCGGCTGATATCGCTGTCGTTCCCGATCTCATGGTTAGCGTATTGGCAACCGCTCCCGCCACGGCTACCAGGCTGATAACCCGAATCATGATGCCGGCACCGGGGGCCGCTACGATGGCGTTGTCGCCGGCCGCCGAAGCGTTGACGAATGCTCGTTTGATGTCTTTATGTGGAACCGGGTATGCCATCAGTGTACGTTACCTTACGCTACAATTTCTTGATACTATCTGTGAAACATTCAAATATCAAGGGTTATCAGGCAGCGCCGCGACGAACCGCACGTCGCGTTCCCGCTGTCCTTGCTGCCGTCGCTGTTATGGCGCCGATGTCCGGTGTGTTGGCGTGCCTACGGTTGTAGAAATCACGCCCGCCCAGTGCCGTACCTGCAGCACGTCCTGCGGTGCTGGTCGGCCTATGGCTGGTTGTAAGCGAGGGATTACTGGTCACCGTTCCGGTGAGCGTGGATCCTGATTCGATGGCCCCGTATCCGTATACCCAGTTCGTCGCCCCGCTCATCCCCGAGCATGTGCCGTCAATATCCACCGCGCGGGCCGAAGCTCCCACCAGAATATTGTTCGTTATCTCGCAGTCCTTGGCATAGGTGAACAGTGCTATCTCGCCGCTGTAGGCGCCGGTCCCCTGGTTGTTGTCGTGGAAGGTGTTGTGGTATGCCTTCAGTCGCCGGCATGATGCGCCGGCCAGGGCTGCGTTCCAGTTGTCGTGTGCAACGTTCGCTTCGACCCGGTCATCATCGCCCTTGTTGACTGAGAAAGCGGACCCCTGATTGTGGTGTGAATGATTACGGAAGAAAGTCACCAACTCGCTATAATCGTCCGCCGCGAATCCATGCCCCTCATGGAACGGTGCGCTACGGTCCCATATGTTCCCGTACGCTTCGTTGCCTACTACCATGATGTTGTAGCAACGGCCCCATGAGTAGTTGATACCTTGGCCGCTGGGGTTGGACGCCGATCCGACGTTGATGTAGAGCACACCGCCCGATACGCCGAACTCTCCGGCTGCGGGAGCAGTTTGGGTACCTGCCGTCAAATCCAGCCGCCTGTAGGCGCTTACAGACGTGCTCACACGGTAAACAGTGGGCTCATGCGCTGCCAGGGTCCGTTGCCATACCGTGCCGCTGGTATTCGTCCACCCGCTACTTGCGTCCGTCCTGCGGGCCTTCGCGCTGAATCCATGCCCACCGGCTGCGGCATTGAAACCATTGCCCCAAAACTTGTTACCCGCTACCAACACATCATGCGCACCGTTAATCAACAAGCCGTGAGTAGGGTTAAGGAAGAAATGCGAATTGGTGATTTCGAAGTTTGCCGTATCCCCGCTCGAGGTCGCCGTACCCCCAATCACGAGCCCGGACCCCGTCACGGCCATGTTCGTGAAGTAGCAACGGTTGAGTCGGTGGTAGCTGTTGGCGGTGGCGCCGTTGGCCAGGATGTATATCGAGTACAGACAAACACCCTGCCCGTCGAAGTACATGTCCTCGAAATCGATGTAGCTTCGGCCGCTTGCGTTCAGTATCACGTTGCCGGCCGCGGAGGGATTGACCCAAATCGAATACGGCACTTGCGCTTCACCGTAGGCTGCGTACTTCGACCTGCGCGCGTCACTGAGTCCTGTTTTCGGTCCGGTGTTCGCGGTTACGATGGTCTGCGTAGAACCGCGCTTGAAGAGGAAGGTGTCGCCGTTCGCTCCCTGCAATGCGGCGATAAAGGCGTCATAACTCTTTTTCGGTGTTGCCGAACTGGTGCCGTTATTGGAGTCCGACCCGTTGTCCCCGTCGAAGTACCAGGTGGCCATGCTATTGCTGGTAGAAGAAGGTTACGGTACCGGTGCCGCCAAAGTCTGCATAGACTCCGGTAGGGCAATATATGCCAGTGGCAAGTCGATTCTGTACCCCGGCTGCAGCCGACGCCGCGATGATATCAACGATGTCCCCGGTTCCTGCTGAAGAGGCATCCCGTACGTTGACGGCGGCCGCGCTCAGTGCGGTGGTGACAAGGTATCCGTAGTAGACGCAAGGGCCGGCAACCCCGACCTGGCTATCGCCGGTAAGGCTGACTTTTTTCGCAAGTGGGCCGCCCCATGTGCGATCGAGCGTATCGTCTTCGCCAGGGTGGTTCGCGCAGTCAAGAACCTTCAGGCATCCATCGGTGCTGCCCGCAGCTTCGGGATTACCCGCGGCGTCCAGGCCGTGCGGAGTAAACGGATTCGTGACTACTCGATTGCGGTCTGTCATTCTGTTGTCCCCTTTTTGTGCATTGCGGATGCGAATACGAAAGCGATGCGGCGCGCGGTTTCCGCTTCGCTCATGTCTGCGGTTTCGGCTGGTTTGTCGGCTTCGCCGTTGGCGTTGTCGGCCAGGCCGACGTTTTGCCGCTCAAGTGCGATTAGCGTTTTACTCGTTTCAACGAGATTTTTTAGGGATGTGACGCGACCGGGGAAGGAAATTACTTTCTGGTAAATCTCGTTCAGCTTGTCCCGGCCTTTTTCGTCCGGCGAGTGCAACAAGTCCCCTACCACGTCTAGCTCGACGGCGTTCGCTATTTGCTTTTCAAGTTCTTCGGTCAACTTGTCGCTAATCCCGGTAAGGCGTTCGATGCGCTGCCTTTGCCGAAACACGACTCCGGTTTGCTGGTTAGCGGCTACACTAACTAACTCGTTTTCGCTAACTAACTTTGCCTCTTGTTCTTCCGGGCTCAAACCCCGAGCCACGGTTTCGATTACAACTTTGCGAGCGGTTTCTGCCTTGATGCGTTTGGATAGATCACGTGCCCAACCATCGCGCTTTGCGCGCTTCAGGATTCCCGCATCGCTAACCCCGAACTGTTCACCGATTGCGACGAGCGATTTAACTCCTGCCCGGTAGTCGAGTTCAATGCCTTGCCAGTCGATGTCTCTTGATTTAGTCATTCCCCGATACTCTAACAATTCAATTAAAATATCAAGTACCATACGTCGGTTTACGTGGTACCAATCTGGTTACAAATTGGTGGTGCCAATTAGGAAAATTTCGCCAGTTCGTTTTTGTTTGTATTCACCGTCGCAGTACTCATTGTCTTCATTCACACATACCCTAAAGGGTATATGTGTTGAATGAAGACAAATATGAGTAGTACCGGGGTGTATTCATGAGTACTCATGAAGACTCGTGAAGACGTGAATACAGACGAACGGGCGAAAAATTCCCGTTCGCGGTACCATCACATTTCATTTTCTGGTACCAATTCTTCGCTTTCACTGGACACAAAACCGTTTTTCTCGAACAATAATCCACGGTCCAGGAGCGATTTCAGGGCACGATTCAGGTTAACTTTCCGCTGTGCCGGGCGAGTTTTTGACTCCGGAAGCATGTCGATTGCCCGATTAATGAGCAAATCAACGTCCGGCCATTCCCCTTTTTCTTCGAAATACAGGTCCACAACGTCCAATAAAACACGTTCGTTGTCGCCCATTTTTACCTTCTTTTCGCGGGCCACTTCCGGTATTTCGTCCAGGTGTTCGACGAAACAACTCGTCACCGGATCGCCGTCCTCGTCCACGCCAACAGGTATTTCGACCAGTTTGAAAGGGTACTTTTGCTCGATATCACTACCGTCTTTTTGCTTGGTAATGGCAGCCACCCGCACGTCGGAATCCTCTACCCTGGTGACTTCTATCTCGCAATCCAGGGCCGCTTTGATACCACTCCAACCCCGCACTCCCTTGGTGGAATCTTTGCCGCTGTGGGCCACCAGAATGACCGTGGCGCCCGTCTTATCGTGCAACATGCGGCAATGCCTAAGGGCCATTCCAATGCCTTCAGACGAGTTTTCATTGGCCCCTGGTGTGACTTGTGCAAGGGTATCAACCACGATAACCAGCACGTCGCCTATGGCCTGTACGGCCTGTAAAACGGCCTTCGCGTCTTCCTTCTTGATGAGGTTCGGAGCGTCGCCTAGCACATGGAGAGGTAAAGAGTTAGTGTCGCTAACTTTATGCTGACGACCGTATGCAGTAAGCCGTTTCCTGAACCCGCCGGCACCTTCCGCGCATACGTAGGCGATGGACCCCTGCGTAGTTTTCTTATCCCGCCAGGCGGCCCCTCGAGCTATCGCGTTGACCGCATCCAGTACCCAAAAAGACTTACCCCCGCCCGGCGGCCCGTAGACCGCGATCAGTCCTTCCGGCAGGGTATTCTTGATAAGCCAACGGTAAACTCCGGATCCGGCGAACTCATGCCATGGCGTGAATTTGAAGCGAGATGATGCCGGCTTTTCGGTATCATCGTCTTCCGGTACAACGTCAAAATCATCCGCGGACGGCGGATCGACCCACCCTGCTTCCGTCGCCATCTTGTAGATGGTGCCGGCGGTAACTGGGGTAGCGGATGACTGCCCGAACGTTGACCACTTGTAGTCCATTTCTTCAAAACCTGGATAGTCGCCACCGTTGCTCGAGCTCCATGTATCCCATAGGTTCAAGCCGGTTTCGTCCCCGTTGGTTTCGTAATGTATGGCCTGGCCTACTTTTAGCCATTGGTCGTACGGGAGATCCGGGCGCAGGTGTGACACGGCATCTATAAGCCGCTTATTGGTTCCTATAGGGTTGCTCGTGAACTCGCGCGGCGGTTTCTCGACCACCGGAACGGGAGCCGATACCGGCCATTCAACCGGGTACTCCCGCGGCATCCGCTGGTAGTCCATTAGCGGTTCGAGAGGCACCGACTCGCCGGCATAGGGCAGGATGAACATATTCCCGAACCCGTCTACCGGTACGCTGTCCTGCTTGGGGAAAATCTCTATCTGGCCATTGGCTACCCCGCCGGCACCGTTGATAAACCCGACTTCCTGTAGAGCGAAGTCGAGCATATGGCGAACGCTGTAGGCATCCTGCGGCCCTTCCCATATAAAGTACAGGTGTATGCCCTTACCCCCCGATGAGCAAAAGGGAATAGGCTTTAACCCCTCGTGTTCTAAAATGTCGGTTACGTCTTGCGCTGCCCGCGCCATCTCTTCCCAGCTTGTCTCACCCTTATGGCTATCCAGGTCCAGGACCGCTACCCGTGTAGTGGACTCCCCGGCCTTGATGGGGCATACGCCGCGCGCGGGCCCACCCTCCAAATGGCTCTGTAATTGGGTTAGCGGTCGTTTTACACATACCGGGGGCCCACCCTCTTTTTTCCAATGCACATCCGTACGCACCCGGCTAACCAATGGCTGCAGGGCGTCCGTTGTTAGGTCTGTCATGGACGCACCCCTAAGTAGGCTTTGATGAACTCTTCCGCTTGCGGAGCGCAGATAGCGTTTCCGTAGGCGCGCAGTCGTCCCACTCGGGAGGTAGCCCCATGAGCCAGCGGGAATGTGCCGGGTTCAACTGGCCGGTACTTTTCGTCCCGGCAGTATATCCAATCGGCTGCGGACCAGAAGCCGCGAGTAGCGCAAAGTCGTTCAGGTTCGACCCGTGCCGGGCTTCCGCCATTGCCCTCTTCGCTTGACCCCCGCCCGTGCTGTCGCTCGTTTGTGGTGTCGGCCATCCCGCCAACCACGCCACCCGACCCAGCAAAGCGTTCGTCGGCACATTCAGACATTCCGACCCGTCCTTGTGATCCCTCGTCGTCGGCGTCGGCCATCCCGCCAGCTTCGCTATCTGGTTGAGTGATACCGTAGCCTTGCTCCCGTCCGGTCGTCTGCCTGTAGGCGTGCAATTCGCTATCTGGCTGCCGTCCCCGTTGCTCTTGGTAGGTGTCGGCCACCCAGTACATGCGGGATCGGATATGGGGCGCCCCGAAGCCCGCAGCAGGGGCAACGATCGCCCCGACGGTGTAGTTACTTCCTTCCAGGTCAGCTTGTACAAGGTCGAGCCATACATAGCCGTCCTTGCTTGCAACTTGCTCGCCAAAGACGACGTTAGGGCGTCGCTGTTCGATGAGCCAATGGAACGCGGGCCATAGGTGCCGCTCGTCGTTAAATCCATTGCCTTTGCCAGCCACGCTGAAAGGTTGGCATGGGCAGGATCCGGTCCACACTTCGCGGTCGTCGGGCCATCCGGCTCTTCTAAGAGCGAGGGACCAAACGCCGATACCGGCAAAGAAATGGCATTGCGTGTACTGCTTGAGGTCGTCGGGTGCAACATCTTCTATGCTCCTTGTGTCAACGTCGCCGGGAGCTATGTGCCCGGCTGCTATGAGGTTGCGCAACCATTGCGCGGCGTATTCGTCGATCTCGTTGTAATACGCACTCATAGGGTTTCGTCCATCCCGGCTTCACCCGACCGGTACCCGTACTCGTAACCGCGGTCGAAGGCGTCCGAATCCTTAAGAGAAAGGCACGTTTCGCAGGGGGTTATGTTGTAGCCGGATCCGTCGTGGCAGGTGAGCACTTCCAGGGCGTTACCGCATACCGCGCAATCGAAGTCCATTACTTGATCTCCTCTACATCATGAACCGGGTGCCGTGCCAGGTCGTAGATCGATATAAGCGGTAGCCGTCCGTGTGTCTGGTGGTGCATCCGCGCCGCCGTCTTCACTATCCCCAACGCCAAACGCACCTTCGGATTCTCCCGGTGCCCGTACCCCAGTAACCGCAGGTACCCAACAGAGGTACCTACCTCACGGGCCAAATACTCCCTTTCTTGTGGCGTAGCGTGCTTCAGCCACAAACCTAGTTTTTGCATGATTGTTACCTCCTGATATACGACACTTGGAGAGTAACGTAAGGTAACTAAAATATCAAGAGATAAAAATAGGTATTGACAGTTACGATAGCGGGTGATACATTGGGAACCGTAGTGCAACGACTATATAAACTAACAGGAAACGGAGATACGGAAATGGAAACAAAACTCAACAAGGGAGATGCAGTACTGGTTGCCGGATATAAAAAGGCAACAGTAATTCGGGTTCAAAAGAACGGTGTTGTGGTCGAGCATAAGGTGATGGGTAAAACTGTCAGAAATCTGCAGAAACCTGAACTTCTTAAAGCCATTTAATGAGTTTCCCTTGGAAAGCCTTCGGGCTTTCTTGGGCAAATTTATAAACCCGACCATCCTGGTGCAAGGCCGCCCCAATGAAGGCTTTCCCTATAACCGCAAGCGACATTCGGAAGTTGTCAAGGCATTGCACCATGGCAGCTTACGAACGTGAATTTAATAACCTACGTGGATTGAAGGAGATTAGAAAATGAACCCAGCCCTAACACCAATCAGCGAAGTAAGGAACATGAGCAACGAACGCCTGGTCGCGTTCGCGAAGGAACACAGCATGTTAACCATCCTCGAGCGCGAGCTCGTCGCGCGGATGGATGCGATTAACAAACAGCAAGCCCGGAAGGACAAGGTGCAATCGCTTTTTAACTGGGCGAAGGAGAGAAGCCATGTCTGAGCGCGAAAGGTTTGAAAAGTGGGTAAAGCACAACGGCGTATTTTTAATGGAAGAGTTCCCAACGATAGGCACTGTACTTGCCTGGGAGGCATGGCAAGCCGCCCTATTATCAACCCGCAAGCCCTAC